ATGAGTACGATACCTAAATTCTACATAGAAAAAAGGAAAGATAAGGATGGTAAGCCAATTCAAAAGGATTGTATGATCAGGATGTATGTTACTATACCGAATGGGAGGGTAGAGTATTCAACAGGAATAAAAGTTGATTCAAAGAATTTTGATAAGGAGTACCTTTCTAAAGGGAAAGAACCCATAAAAAATTCAGCAAGCGAATCAGACCATTATAATTCCCTGCTTTCATCTATGAAGTCTGAAGCTATTCGACTGTCGGAGATCATTCGGGTAAATGGAGAGGAAGTGAGCACAAAGGAATTCAAATCGAAGCTGGATCAGAAATTCAAACCAAAAAGAATGGATAATAATAGTCCATCAACTTTCATTGATTATCTGGAATTATGGATATCCCAACGGGAGTCAGGTAAGAAACTTAACAAAAATGGAAAGTCTTTCAAAAGGGCTACGATCCGGAAGGCAAAAACCCTACGTTCCTCACTATATAGATTCATCAAGCACTTAAAAAAAAGAGACCTGAAATTCGAGGAAATAAATGACGTATTCTACGAAAGATATAAGAAATTCAATTTTGATGTCGAAAAAAAATCAATCAGTACATTCAGTAATCTTGTCAAGGATATAAAGACGGTAATTAATGAAGCTATTGAAGATGGATTCATACAGGAACGGAGATACAGCCTGCGCAAATTCATATCTCCAACATATGAATCGGATTCGGTTGCTTTGACCTTAGATCAGTTGGAGTTGATCCACCAGGTGCATCTTGAAGATGAAAGCTTGGATAAGGCAAGGGACTTTTTCCTAATAGGGTGCTATACGGCATTGAGATATTCAGATCTTATGAACCTTACGGATGCAAAAGTTTCCAATGGTTACATTCGGGTGAAGCAAATCAAGACAGACGGTTTTGTTACCATACCGATTTCAAAGAGAGTTGAACCGATTTTTGAAAAATATCCAAACAAATTCCCAAAAATCGATTTTGGACTCCATGCATACAATACGAAGGTAAGGAAGGTCGCGAAACTTGCTGGTCTCGATAAATTTGTACAGATAAGAAGATCAAACGGAGGTCATGTTATCGTTGAAGAAAAAAGGTTGTTCGAATTAATATCCTCTCATACTGCAAGGCGAACATATGCCACTAATATGTTCAAACTGGGCTTGCCTACAAGTTTAATAATGGCTGTTACAGGTCATAAGACCGAATCATCATTCCTGCTATATATCAAAGCTACCAATGAAGATAAGGCAAGAATGATGATGGAAATGATGAAAAAACTGGATCTATGATTTTTCTGTGGTATAAATCATCTTTTCCAATTTTTCAAATCGATCTTCCAAGACTCTTACTTTTTCCTTCAATATCTTGTTCTCCAGTAGAACTTCCTTCAGATCCGTTGTGATAGTAGATTTTGCAATTTCATCTACCCTGGGTTTCCCAAATCCATGGAAGAACCAAATATAGTTTAACTTGTGCTTTTTGTACAGTTCTTTCACTATGTCTATCGGCACGACATAAGTGCCGCTCTCGTACCGTGAAACAACGTCCTGATTAATTCCAAGTTCCTCAGAAAGCTCTATTTGTGTAAGACCAATGATCTGCCTGAACTCCTTGAACCGTTTTGATTCCTGTGTCATTATATTAAAGTTTCATGTGTATATCAACTACATTGAATATCTGCTCAACATCATCCAACGATATTTCAATATCCGGATATCTGTCCTTATCTTCATTCAACGATCCCAGTATAACCTTTCCATGCTCAACATCATGTTTAGCAATCTGCTTGATCAAGATTCCTTCAGATCTGGTAACAAAAACGAAAAAATCCCATGTGTGGGTGTGTAATTTACTTCTCCAATAGATTCTATCTATATTCCTTGCTGTAACTATATCCCCATGGCCTAAACTTCCCCTCTTTCCGTTGTCCATGCTATCTCCGAATACCTCGAAAGAAAGATATTGACCTCTATGAAACTCAGTTACGGTAATGGTGTGTGAAGGCAGCTCTTCAATAAATTCCTGGTTATCATACCCCAATAGATAACCAGCTTTTGCTTTCTCCGTGATTAATTTGGTTTTCATTAAATATCTTCCTGGACTTATTTCATAAAATATGTTGTTCCCGTCTTCATCTTTGTAGATTACCTCGTCGGTGAACTGACCGATGTACTTTCCATTGGAATTGATAGCGGTATTGTTTTGGTTAATTGTTGTTTGGCTACGCTCCCTATCGCCTTTGTTATGCAATAACCAATCGATGCTTATGCCAGGAAGCGCATTCATCAATCGAGCGGTCATCTTTTCTCCAATTGGGTACACCCCTTTTTTCATCCTTGAGTAAACCTGCTCATGGATTCCAAGCAATGCGGAGAACTCTCTGTTCGTCAATCCCATTTCATTTCGGATCAGCTCGAAATTGTTGTTTTTGTACTCCATTAGTGTGTAAGGTGTTTGTTTAACTTTTTGTTTAATTATTGTTTAATCATCACTATGTTAAACATTTTTTAATTAACTATTTAACTTTTTACAACAATTAGGAAGCCAAATAGCAAAATGTCATCATAAAATGCATTTAATGTGCTAATATGGCAGTATAAGGTTAAACAAATATGACATAATGGATATAAAGTATAAAGTGTTGTTAAACAAAAAGTTAAACAAAAATAAAAAAATATTTGGTAGTTATGTTTAAGTTGTTTAACTTTGTTTAACTCGAATGTAAGGCAAGTATGAATAACAAACCCTGCCAATGAAGTGACAGGGTTTAACAAATAAAAGTTAATGATCGAAACCAATAACACGTATGACAAACTTAAATGATACAATTATGAAAAGCAAATCATTGGCACTAAAAACAGATAGCCATTTAGGTAACTTATTGGATAGGATTGAGATAAAAGAGGAGACCTTAAAGGTCAATGATTATGCCTATGTGGATTATGAGGTTGTTGGTGGTGGCGCTATATTCTTCTTTGCGCCATTTGATAAGTGGTTTGACGATTCCTGGAAAGAAAGCGAAATGAAAGAAATCTTTGTTGAATTTGAGGAACAGCGCCTGTACAGGGAAGAATATGATTATGTACGTGGGATAATTCTTGGGGAAAAATACAAAATGATAGACAACGGCCATGAGGCATTTAACTTGGATGAAGCCTTGGAAGATGCAGAGCTGAAGGCTATCGCAACAATATTGGGATTGGAATAAAATTGTAAATCCGAAGAACAGAAAAATAAAAGTGAACAATTAACAGAATCTTTAACATAAACTTTTAAAAATGAGAAATCAACAAATTTCAACGCTTGCACTCGTGCTTGCAGACCTATCCGATATTGGTCACGTTAGTTCTACCATGAGCTTTATAAACATGTCGGGACGTAATTATGTCAATGTAATGATCGATGGCAACAATTACACAATTGATGGGGACAAGGTACAGGTTTTTGCACCTGCGAAACTTATCAGTTTTAAGCGGTTCCTGAACGGTCTGATGGATATCACAAAAGACTTGGAGGTCAGAGATGTCAGTTAACGTTTCAAAGAGCTTGATCCCCTTGGACTGGGACAAGAACTCTATTCAAGGATACCTCGATTGGAGAAAGCATATAAGCGATGAACTCAAACGAATGTACTTTGAAGAGCACGGAATAAAACCAATTGTTCCTACAAAGTCGATTGAGGAACAGGTCAAGGATGCAAAATGGCAGGTATTAACTCTTTTAGAAGCAAAAAGAATTTTAAGAAATGGAAACTCAAATTAAAGGTATATATCCTAAACTACACAAAATTCAAAAGAAAATAAATGGTTTAGGAAAGGATAAGCAGGCATTTGGATATAAATATGTTACTGGCGATAAAGTTCTGGAACATGTTAAGCCAATGATGAATGAGTTGGGTTTATTGTTGAAGCAAGAAGTTTTGAGTATTGATAATTCAAGACAAGACTATAATACTAAAAATGGTGCTAAATCTGAGATACTTTCAAAAGTTGATATGCGATTTACATGGATCGATATTGAAACAGGAGAAAAGGACGAAAACCTATTTGGTGCAAATGGTCAAAATGATTGGGACAAAGGTGTGGGTAGTGCATTGACGTATGCTGAACGTTATTTCCTTCTTAAATTTTTTCACATTGCTACTGATGAAGATGATATTGACAATCCTGAAAGGAAACCTCAAGAGCAACCACAGGCTGAACAAAAAAGTCCAGTTCCTACAATTCCATTGATGCCTTCCAATGAAGTGCTATGGAATAAGGTCAAGGTATGGGCATTGGAAAAGGGAACTAAGCAAAGGATTGAGAAAATCAAGGAAAGCTACATTATCAGTGAAGCTGACTTTGAAAAAATCAAGAGCGAAATAGAGAAATCATCTAAAAAATCAGCATAGTGCCGTTGTTCTTAATTAAGTTATTAATTGTCGTGGTAGCATCGTTTTCTTACGGCTACTACGATTATAAAAGAAATCATAAAGATGGGAAGTAAATTAACAAAATTGGCAAACAGATTAGATGTGATTGAAAAGCATTTAGGATTGCAAAACGAAGAAGATAAGCCGGAAATAGTGATTGGGAAGTGGTATAAAGACCCATCCAGCAACTATCTTGTTCATGTCACCAAGGTTCTTGCCAAGCACAACTATGTTGAGGTTTACGGGTTTGATAGCAACGGTAATTGGCTTGATAAATGGGATACAGTGGTAAATCAACTATGCGTAGATGCCACTCCCCAAGAAGTAGAAAAAGCCTTGATTGAGGAAGCTAAGAGGAGGTATAATGTTGGCGATAGATTGAGTAAGATTCGTGACGACCACGCGGACGATAATAGGTTTTTTGAGCTAGATAGTTTTTCTCTTGAGAACAATTGCCTTTACTTTAACTCAAAAAAGTCGCCATTTTACTCATATTGCATCTTTCAATACGGTCAATGGGCTACCATCATCGAACAAGACAAATTCGCAGAACTTAAAGAAGCTCATAGGAATGGGGCGGTAATTGAATCAATGCCTAAAAAATGGATTGGTGATTGGACTATAGCTACTAATCCTATATGGGATGGTGATAATTACGAATACCGTATCAAACCCGAAGAAAAACCAAAGGTTGGGGATGTGGTCAAGGCTTGGAACGATGATGAGGGTCAATATTTCATTGGTATAGTTCACGAAATAACAAGTCACGGAGAATTCCAAGTTAAATTTCGAAAAGGCACTCATTTCAGTGGATACTATTTCTTCGCAAAAAACGCTAAAACGCTAAACAAACAAGAAGCAATTGACTTGCTATTCGGGAAGGAGGTTTCAAAATGACACAGTCGTTATTCCATATTTCCCAAGAGTACCTTCAATTAGCTAACATTTTGGAATCAAATGGGGGCGAGCTTACGCCCGAAATCGAAGAACAATTAAATGCCAATACAGAAGCATTGCAGGTCAAAGCATCAAATATAGCCTTCATGCTCAAAAAATGGAGTGTAGAGGAAGATAATATCTATAATGAAATAGAAAGGTTGAAGAATATGTTAAAGGTCAAAACAAATTCAAAAGAACGACTAAAATCTTATCTAAAAACCAACATGGAGCAAATGGACATATCAGAAATAAAATGCGACTTGATAACCGTAAGGCTTCAAAAATCAAAATCATCTGTTGAGATAGTCGAAAAGGCAATCATTCCTAAAAAGTTCCTCAACAAAAAAATAGATGTAGTACCGGATAAGGTTGCCATCAAGGAAGCTTTAGAAAGTGGAGAAAAGGTTAAAGGTGTAGTTTTAAAAGAAAGTAAAACATTAATAATTAAATAGAAAGGAGAGAAATTTAAATGAGTAAAGGATTAAGTAAGATTCCATTGGAGAGGGGATTAGTCCCCACGAAAACTTTGGTTCATGAATTGGGAGTAACAAAGGAAGCTATCTTCTATTATCGGGATAAGAATATTATACCTTTCATCCAGGTTGGAAAAAGATACTTCTATGATCTACAAAAAGTAAAAGAAGCATTAGGACAATGAGTTTGACATATTTTGGATCAGTTGAAAACGGAAGTCTTAAGATCAGGAATAGGAATTCATTGATTTTAGATCTTAAATCATTAGAGGGGAAAGATGTAGAAATAAAAATTAGCAGGAAAAAGAAAACAAGGAGCTTGAACCAGAATTCATACTATTGGGGATGTGTTATTCCAATCGTGAAGCAAGGCCTGATAGATAATGGTTTTGATAGGTCGATAATAAATAGTACTTCCGTTGTCCATGAATTTCTTAAATCAATGTTCTGTCCAAAAGTAGAAGTGGTTAATGAGGAGACAGGAGAGATTCTTACACTTCCCCCAACAACTACAAATGTTTCAACTGTACAGATGATGGAATATTTTGCAGACATTCAACAATGGGCATCCGAGAAGCTGCAGTTGATAATACCCAACCCAGGAGAAGAAATGATGATGAGCTTTGATTAGAAATATGCGATAATCACATATTAAACATATTTGTTATGAATGAAACAACCTTAGATAATTTAGTATTTGAGGTGGCCTTGCTTACCTCTGAAATTAGAGGTATTAGGAAAGATTTAGATGTTATTATATCAAAAAATGATACATCTAATATGATATCAGCAAACGAACTTTCAAAACGATTAGGATTATCCGTTGCAAAGGTCATGAGTATGGCAAAAGAGAAAACCATACCCCACAAAAAAGCAGGATCTCGTTACCTGTTCAATTATAACGAGGCGTTAAAATCATTGGAAGTTAAACAACGTAAATAAAATAATTATGAATGTAGTACACATTTTAGGACGGATCGGGAAGATAGATTCAAGATCATTTGAAAATGGGAATATGACAACCTTATCAGTTGCAACAGACGAGAGCTATAAAAAAGATGGGCAGAGGATAGAAAAAACAGAATGGCATAACATTGTATTCAATGGGAAACTTGCAGATGTTATTTCAAAATATTTTGATAAAGGAGACTTGATCCGTTTATCCGGGAAACTTAGAACGAGGAGTTGGGAAAAGGATGGACAGAAGCATTTTCAGACCGAAATCTTAGCTAATGACTTCGAGTTCCTTCCAAACGGGAAAAAATCGAATGATAAACAACCTGTAGTCAATAATTCATCAGATGATAATAATGATGATGATGATGATGATTTACCATTTTAATCCTGATTGTTATGGCAGAAGGAAAAAAGTCTTTTTTAGCTTATGCTGATTGGAAGGAAATGTTTGATGCCCTACCTGATGAATTTGCAGGAAAACTCATAAAACATATATTTTCATATGTAAATGATGAAAATCCATCTACTGATGATTTTGTGATTAATGCTCTATTTTCTCAAATTAAGACAACTTTAAAAAGAGATTTGGTTAAATGGGAAGATAAAAAAACACAACGTTCAGAAGCTGGAAAAGCATCAGCAGAAGCAAGAAGAATCAAAAAGGAACGGGAAGCAACGGAAATCAACGACCGTTCAAATTCGTTGAACGAACCATCAACAAAATCAACTGTTAATTGTAAATTGTTAGATGTTACTACTAACGTAGTAGATAAAGGCGACTACGGCAAAAAAGTTTTGGACGGTTCATATTCTGAAGATCCAGTCTACCAAAGCAAATTAACATCCAACATTGAAACATTGAAAACATTTGATGAATGGAAGAACACAACCGCAATGTCAAACGGAATTAAAACTAAAGAAATCCCGATATGGCTTGATAAGTTCTTAATTCATATCCAAACCCAAGGGAAGATTGATGTTTCCGTAAATGAGCTTAAAAAGCATTTTACGAGTTGGTTAAGGATTAGGTTAAAGGCAGGTGATAAATTACCATCGATAATGACTCCTGAAGAAAAACGAAATGCGAGGTCACAACGGTTTATGACAAATTAATCATGATAAAAAAGCATAAGGATATTTTAAAAGAGTTTGACTTTCTTATTGAGAATGGAAATCCAAAAGGTAATTCAACAGGATTTGAAAGCTTAGACGAGCTCTATTCCATAAAATATGGTTCATATACCATCATATTGGCAGAACCGCACAGTGGTAAGTCTGAATTTGGTTTTGAATTATGCTTGAATCAGGCGGAAAAGTACGGGAAAAGAACTTTGGTATATTCTCCCGAAACGGGGAGTGTTGCGGACATATACGCAGAACTTATCCATAAATTTACAGGCAGGCCAGTCATGCAGAAACTTCCCAATGCGCTTAGCGAAAAGGATATTTATTCAGCCATCCAGTATATTGATGAGATGTTTTCCATTATAGATTCTGACGATAAAGGATATTCATATTATGACATTATGAAACTCCGAACAAATGAAGATTTGATTTTTGTCGATCCAAACAATGAGGTAATCCATAACTACACAGACAGACAAGATACCTACATCGAAAATGTAACAGCAGATATTAGACGATTCTGTAAGAAAAATGAAATTCATGTTATCATCACTATGCACCCGGCCAAGCAGGAGGTAAGTATTGATAAAGATACCGGCAAAAGGTATTTCGATATGCCAAAGGCAAGGATGGCTGCAGGAGGTCAGGCGTGGTTCAGAAAAGCCATGGGATGGATAAATATGTGGAGACCTCCTAATGGTATTGCAGATGTTGATGGTGAACCTTATGGAGAAAATGCCGTAATAATCGATATTGAAAAAGCTAAACCAAAAGGAATAGGGAAAAAGGGATCATGTATTTTGTATTGGGATTGGAAGAGAAATAGATATTTTGAAGAAAGCTTGGATGGTCAGAATTTATTTTATGCTTTTGATCACGAAAAAGGAAAGAGTTATTTCGAACCCAGTAATGAAGATTTTCCAACTGCGATAAAACCAAGTGTATTATTTTAACTGCAAGAAATGGATTGGAAATATATCGCTCACAACAATGAAATACTATTAAGGCATTATGAACTTAAATTTCAACCAAGGATTAATAGGTCTTTTCGTCTGTTATCTGCAAGATTATCTTTGACCGAAAGCAATATTGAGCTTAAATCTCATCTAATTAAAAAGGGAACATCAAAGCAACTTGAAAAAAGGATGGCTCTCAATGAAAATATTGAAATTTGCTTAGATGAAATGGCGTTACTTGAATCTGAAAACGACCAATTGACTTTATTAGCTGAATCTGCTTTTAGGGAAAGGGACAGATATAAACAAGCATTATTTGAAGCAAAAGAAAAGTTGAAACAGTATGAAAAGTTTAATTCTTAACGAAGTCCAACAAGTCACTTTAGATATTCTACAAAAACTAAGAATAGGACAGTATTTGAAGGTTAGGTCAATAGCCAAAAAAGATCCTGAAAAGTTTAGAGATACTGTTAAACAGCTTATCGATTTTGGATATAGTGAGTATGAATTTACTAATGATTATACAGAAATCAGAAGATTAGACCTACCAAATTACGCTAAAGATTATTTTACCCAATTAAGAAATTATTATGAACAAAATAAGCAGAATAATGATGGAAGCGATTCAGTCGCTAAAGTCAATACAAAAACCTAATCCAGATTTTGTACGGGGGTTTTGGATGTGTTGGCTATTCATTGCAAAGAATATCCAAAATAGAATCACTACTAAGGAAGTGAGGGAATCCGAAAACCTACATTACAAGATCAATTGCCTGGAACAGGATGCGAAAATTCTAAGAGAAAGAAACGAATCGCTTAAGCAATCAAATAAAGTTTACAGAGATTATTTCAATAAACATAACAATAAAGCTTAACAAAGTTTGATTTTTATTTGTTTAAATGTTTAACATTGTTTAATTTTGGTTATCTGTTAACTAAACCCAAAAATAGTTAGTTATGAATACAATTCACCCACAACAAGTGTCTGCTATTGACAGTCAAAAGGAGCGAATATTAACCCATTTACAACAAGGAAATAGCATTACTCCAATAGAAGCATTATCCCTATTCGATTGCTTCAGATTAGGGGCAAGGATAGCCGATCTAAGAAAGGAAGGTTACGACATCAAGACAACCATCTTGAACAGAGGAGTAAAAAGATTTGCTTCATATTCATTAAGCAACTAAAAATAATATTTAAAAATATGTGGAAAACACATAAATTACATAATTCATCAATCAAGGTTAAAACTGGTGTTTGTCCGAAATGTGAAAATAGGAGGGAAGTTCCCTTGATTGGTGGAATGTGTAAAAACCATTATTGGGAAAGCAGGAGAAAGCCAACAGAGAATAAGGAAAGAAAACCTATCAAAAAGATAAGCAAGAAAAGGGCAAAACAAACTGCTGTTTATCTCAAGGCAAGGCTAGAATACTTAAACGAACACCCAAACTGTGAGATATGCGGAAATTCCGCAACCGATATCCACCACAAAAAAGGTAGAGTAGAAGAATTACTAACTGACAAAAAATACTTCATGGCACTATGTAGACCATGTCACCAAAAAGTTGAATTAAACCCTGAATGGGCAAAAGATAATAAATACTCACTAAGCAGAATTTAAACACACAAACAAAATGAATTATCAAGAATTAGTCAAAGAATTTCAATTAGCAAGCGGACAGCCTGTAAGTGACACTTCACGTAAACTTACAAAGGATGAATACGACTTCCGTGATAACCTCTTGCGTGAGGAGATCCGTGAGCTACAGTATGCTATCGTAGACAATAACCGAGTTGAGATATTGGATGCGCTATGTGACATTAAATATGTAAATGATGGTACGGCAAATATGATTGGAGAAGAAACAGAACCGGTGGAAGATGTATTCTGGCATAATTCAGCTATAACCAAACCTATAAGTGAACTGGTAGATTCATTAAAAGAATTGGACATTTACGATGTTGCCATGGCAAATGCAATAGTGGGAATATTGACGTCAACATTTGGTTTCACCCTTGAAAACTTCAAGGAAGCACTTAACCGAGTTCATTTAAGCAATATGAGCAAGTTCTGTCACAATCAAGCTGAGATTGATGCTACCATCCAATATTACAAAGACAAAGGTATTGATGTAACCACCACGTTGTGTGAGAAACAAACCGTTGTCTATCGTAAAGAAGATGGTAAGGTTTTAAAGAATGTAAATTATATCCCAGTAAAATTGGAGGATTTAGTATGAGTAAACACTTGATACATATGTCGGAAGCTGATGCAAGGGAAATGTATTATCAAATAAATCAATACTTTCTTTTCCTTCAATCTGCAGAAAACGTTGACAAATGTTTCTTTGATAAATTGAAGTTCTGGAATCCAACAATGAACAATCATTTGCGCAAAGCAAGGGAATCTGTAAACGAGCTTTTGAAAGGCTTCAACAATCACTTTAAACCATTGAATAGTGATCTGGTTAAATATGAAGCTCCAAGTGCATTATATCGTGTTATGGACTTTTTCTCAAGACTTAATCCTGAAGTTATCAATGAGGTGATGGATGATTTGGAAAGAAGTCAGGAGAACTATTTTAACAGAGAATTGAAAGAAGCAGTTTAATGCTAAAGAATAAAGTAACCATAGGGATTGATCCTGATGTTGACAAATCCGGAATGGCTATTTTCAATTATGAAGATAGCCAACTCCATTTATATCAATATGATCTTTCGGATCTATTCCAACAATTACTTAATCAACATTTCAAAAGTCAAAAAAATGATTACAGCTTATTGGTAAGGCTTGAAAGTGGGCATAAAGTTGCACAAACCTGGCAAAAAAGAACTGTAGGAACTATCAAAAATGTTGGTCGTAACAATGAAATCGGTTCTCAAATAGAAAAGTTCCTTATAAAATACAATATACCCTATGAGCTTGTAAATCCTTTCGGGGGATCAAGCATTAAACATGAACAGTTCTGCAAAATAACATGCTGGGATATAAAAAAATCAACAAACCCAGAAAAAAGGGTTGCAGGATTATTGGCCTTTAAAAGATAGATTATGAACAGACTTTACAATTCATTCGTATTAGCATTCCTAAATGAAAATTATCCACAAATAGTCAATGAAATTGAAAGGAATTTTCAATCAGATTTATCTGAGATTCGCAAAGTTGCCGATAAATTTTGTGAATACCATGGAATTGAAATTCGGGATATCCAGGAAATAAGAATAGGTAAGTTCTTGAAGTTAAGATATAAATTCATATGCTGTGTACTTTATCTATTCCAACCAAGAAAATTAATAACTAACGAGCAGTTAAATCTTGGAATAGCTAAAGAATTGAAATTAGTTACTAAGCTTGGTTCAGCTAATCTTAACCAATCACTGAAGGCTGGTATGAATCTAATGCTCTATAAGGAATTTAAATCTGATGTAATTCATTTTTGTTCATGGTATAAATTGATAAAATAAAAAGTTAAACATTTTGTTTAAAAATATTTGCAAAATTAAAACTTATTGTTTAACTTTGTTTAACAAATAAGAGATAATCATGAAAACAGCAATCATCAATCATCACGGTAAAAGACCATTCGACTTCAGAATAGTGGATGGTGTAATCACTTATCAATGGATCAATTATATTGATAATGAGGGAATGGAGAATTCCGAAATCAAAGCTAAAGAAATTCTCAAGATAGAGAAGCTTCGTAATTTTCAAACAAAAGTTTTTTACAATTAATAATATGTGAATATCACATATTATACATATTCATATTTTTTAGTTATGAAAAGGATTTTTGAAAGTATCAATAGGAGGGATTCAGAATTCTTCCCCACATTAAGATCCGCATCAATTGAAATGGCTAAGCTATTATTGTTGTTATCATTTTTGGTTATTTTAATGGTTGCTCTATGTTTAATATGATTCCAAATACATATAACAGGGAAATGGTTTTCCAAGTTATAAGAGGGGAAAGAGAGGCTAAATTCCTTCCAGATTGGCTGATATCTAACGGATTCAAGTACATGGGTAGTGCATGGGGCAACAGGGGGCAAGACTATTACCAAATCGACACGGAAATAGGTGGTATCTGTGTAGTAGATTTTAAAGAGGTTTGGCTTGAAAAGGGCAGGGAAGAGGTTAGACTTGAACGGATTAAGACACCAAATCAGTTAGAAACTTTTTTATCGTTATTATCATGAGAATACAGCACAATCAATTTGACATAAAAAAGGTAGAGTTAATTCGCTCTACCTTTATCAGAATCAAAAACCTTTCAGAGACGGCAAGAACTTTAGGGATAAATTATATGACTGCCCAGAAATATACAGCAGATCTACGACCAGGCAAAAAGAAAAAGGAATCACCTAAACCACCTATAAAACTTGATCAGTCTGATATGCAGAAAGGCCATGTAAAGCTACAAAAGGGAGAAACCATCCTCCCCACCCGTATCCCCAAGGCACAGCGTTCCGTACCCATGTACGACAGCAAGAACACCATAAAGTTCGTAGACCTTGACGACCCACGTAGCAACGAGGAAATCCGCACCGCATGGAAAGTAGAACAGGAAAAGAAACTGAGGTCATTGGCTTCGTAAAACACTAAGAGAATGGAAAGCAGAAAGATAGCAATAATCGGAACCTTAGAAGGTGAAAAGCTAAAAGACTTAATAAGCATAATGGATGAAATGAGACAGCATGGACACGAAGTTGCGCATATCGAAGATACATCCAAAGCAGAATTCTATAAAGACAATGATTTCGAGGTTTTTGATTTAGCGGATATAGATAAACCAAAAGAGCCTAAATATCTTGATATGAGTGCATCAGTCAGCGATAGAGCAATGAGGATTATAAACTACCATGCAAAGCTACCAGTGGCTATGATTGGAAGTAGAAATCCAGGTAGAATTTTAGGCTACTACAACCCCGATACCGATAAACCACAGGGAAGAAACGAATCTTGCAAATGTGGAAGCGGATTGAAGTTTAAAAAATGTCATGGACTTAGAGATACAACCAAATGGAAAGATTAACAATAAAGGAACTAGCGCCGTATTTGCCGTACAAACTGCAATGGAAATTCGAAGGGTCAGACGAAGTGCACGAAGTAATGGGTATCGATATTACAGACTTTGGCGTTCACTTATTCTCGCCTTACGGTGACTACGGGAAGTGCAGAATTGACGAAGGTAAACCCCTCCTTCGTCACCTATCTTCTCTTACAAAGGAAATAGAGCATAATGGAGAAATGTTCGTGCCTAAAGACAAAATTCACAACTACACTAAAGTTGATGAAAACGGTACACTTTACGTATTGGTAGACGGTACTCAATGGCAATCAGACCCTCTTAGATGGGATTACGAAACTGTTAATTGGTTAATTAGTTTACACTTCGATGTATTCGGTTTAATCGACAGAGGCCTCGCCCTACCTATTGATGAAAAGGAGGTGGAAGGTGAGTAACAAAACAACATCATACGCAGAGATTGAGGAATCAAAACTACGTGACCACTTCGCAGGATTGGCTATGAACGGTGAACTTTCGAGAATAGCGTATAATGGAAACGGAAGAACATATTCAGATTTTAATGATTTAGCAAAGAAGTCCTACCAAATAGCCGACGCTATGCTAAAAGCAAGAAAGGAGGTTAAGCCATGAGTAAAACAATAGTATCACCATTTGAATATGCAATAGCAACAACTGTTGATCCTAATGCATCAAAAGATATTCGTCCTGAATCTTTAAAAGAAAAGAAACAAAGGATTGAAAAGGAGTTTAAAAGTATCGCGGATAAATTAAAAGTTAAGGAGGACTAAAAATGAGTAAAACAAAGACCGTTCTAGGTCAAACTTTAGAGGAAATAAAAGAGCAGTATGCTAAGGATTTTGAAAGGGCATCCTTTGAAGATATGTTATGGAGCTACGCTGAAAGCGAAAATGGAATTAGTGATTTCATTATGATAACTGACGAAGTAGCCGAACGATATGCCCAATCCCAAACACAGGAGCTTATTGAGCAGAATAAGGAGCTTGTCTCCGCCCTTAAAAAGATTCTGGATTTCAAAAAGTTCCAACGGGTGGAGGACTTTATATCTATTGAAGAATTGGAGGAACTATTAACCAAATACAACCACTTAAAATCAAACACAAATGGAAAACTTTAAACCACTTTTTAAAGAAAAGTCAGACCCAAATTACAACTGCCCTTACTTCCCAGGTCAAAAAGGGTATTATCCACCAAAAAATGAACAATACTATTATAAGGATGGTGTTTGGGTAGAGTGTGGAGAAGATATGATTTCCGGACTATGGAGCGGATGGATTGTTTCTGAAAATGCCGAAAAACATATCGATGAAGAAGGATTTACGGTTTTCGGCAGTACCCACACCCAAGATGGAGGGCAAGAGGGATGAAAAAGATCTTGATAGCCTGCGAAGAAAGCCAGGCGGTAACAATAGAATTTAGAAAATTAGGATTTGAAGCAATCTCCTGCGATCTGCAAGATTGTAGCGGTGGTTATCCGGAGTGGCATATAAAAGGAGATATTACCCATCAGCTATATCGAGAATGGGATTTGATTATTGCTCACCCTCCTTGTACTCGCTTATCCAATAGCGGAGTTAGATGGCTTGCAGAACGTAACCTTTGGGATGATATGTACCAAGCCTGTGAGTTTTTCAATTTATTCCAATCCGTGGCTAAAAATGGTACTCCAGTAGCAATAGAGAATCCAATACCACATAAATATGCTAAGGAATACATCGGCGAATATAGCCAGATTATTCAACCTTGGATGTTTGGTCATGGAGAAACTAAAGCTACTTGTTTATGGCTTTACAACCTACCAAAACTTACCCCAACAAACATTGTTGAAGGCCGCGAGAAAAGAATATGGAAGCTCCCACCAGGAGAAGAAAGAGCAAAATTGAGATCAAAAACCTACCAGGGAATTGCCGAAGCTATGGCTAAGCAATGGGGCAATTACTTAATGAAATCAGAAAGGAAGGCTTCGTAATGACCATCCAAGAACAAGCAGATATGATAATAGCCTATCTCCAGGAGAATGGGTTGAATCACGATCAGATGCTAGAGGTAATTTCATTAGCAAGAAAGAAACTCGAAGCAATCAAAGCCGAGGAGCAATTGAACAAACCGAATAAGCAGATTAAAATATTTGAGGAATGACCCCACTAATATACGCAGGACTAGACAGGCCATTTAGAATGGCCTTCACCAACAGATACCAAGATCCTATAGTCTATACTGTATGCGAACTGATGAACGTCACACAGGAAGAAATAGCAAGCAAATCAAGATTTCGTAAGCTGTCAGTAGCTAGGTGCATTATCTCCTATTTTCTGAGACGTGATACATCGATGTCATTGCTAGAGATTGGTCAGGTGTTCGGAGGTCGCGATCACAGCACAGTAATCTATCAGATTAAGCAGTACAAAGACTTATACGCTACTGACAAGCATTTCAGAAGCTTAGCGGATAAGATACAATCTAGGTTAGTGCATTATGACCAAAAACGGTCAAAATCCCGAATATAATAGATATAAGTCATAACATGTATGGTTGTTACCTGCGATATTAATTTATTTTCGTTATTTTATTTGCAAATATGATAATTATTGTTGAATATTGCAAAAGTAATCTATGTTAATTATGTCAAACTGGGACGATAAAGCAAAAAGACTATTAAAGTCGGAAATGATAAAGCGTGGTGTTACAAATGCAGATTTGGTTGGGTTACTCAACGAGATTGGCATCGAAGAAACGAAAGCAAGCATCGATAGTAAAATTAGTCGGGGCAGTTTTAGTGCTACTTTTTTGTTGCAATGTCTTACCGTTATAGGTTGTCATAGTTTGGAAATTAAAGATTACGAAAGCCAATTGTTGATGGTTGCCGAGCCAAGCGAACATAATAAAACGTCCAAAAAATGAAAAAAAATTCTGTAAAATTTATTGACCTTTTTGCTGGTCTTGGCGGTATCCGTTTAGGTTTTGAAAAAGCATTTAAAGATGCTGGAATAGAAACCGAATGTGTGATGACGTCCGAAATAAAACCTTATGCCTTAAAAACTTTAAAACATAATTTCAAACACGAATTTTTGGCTGGCGATATTTTTGAAATCAGAAATGAATCTATTCCTGATTTTGATTTTCTCTTGGGTGGATTTCCCTGTCAGCCTTTTAGTGCAGGTGGAAAACGACAAGGTTTTTTAGACACTAGAGGTACTTTGTTTTTTGAAATAGAACGAATATTGCGGGAGAAACAACCTTACGGATTTATTCTTGAAAATGTTGAGGGGTTGGTAAAACACGATTTAGAATATAAGAATGACGAAATAGGTAGAACACTGAAAACAATTCTACACACACTCGAAAACGAATTGGGTTACAAAACAACTTGGAAAGTTTTCGATAGTTTGGAATTTGGTTTGCCACAATCGCGAAAAAGAATTTTTATCGTTGGTACGAAAGATGAGAAGATAGATTTGAATGGTAATGAACCTCGCTTTAATGCCTTGGAAAGTATATTGGAAAAAGGATTGCCTACTTTAAAATCTGATTTTATTAATAAACTTTTGTCTCATTTTTCTATCGAAGATTTGTACGGAAAATCAATAAAAGACAAGCGTGGTGGTGTCAATAATATTCATAGTTGGGATATTGAAATAAAGGGAAGTGTATCTAAGCAGCAGGCCAAAATTCTCAATCAATTGTTTAAGCAAAGACGTAAAAAACAGTGGGCAGAAGAAATTGGTATTGATTGGATGGACGGAATGGCTTTAACTTTAGAGCAAATCAATACCTTTATAGATTTGCCTAAAAAGGAATTGAAATCATTGCTAGATGACTTGACCAAAAAGGGGTATTTGAAATTAGAACATCCTAAAAAATTAGTGAAAGTTCAAACCCAAAATGGTATTGCAACAACCCGACAATATGACGAAACAAAACCAAAAGGCTATAACATAGTTACAGGTAAATTAAGTTTTGAAGTAAACAAAGTACTTGACCCTAAAGGAATTGCCCCTACTCTAGTAGCAACTGATGTTTCCCGTTTAGCTGTTCCTGATAGAGATGGTTTGCGAAGATTAACAATTCGTGAAGGATTAAGATTATTTGGATATCCAGAATGGTTCGAAATTCCAACGAAAGAATATGATGCCTTTGATTTGTTAGGAAATACAGTTGCTGTCCCTGTTGTAGAATTTGTTGCTGAAAAGTTAGCTAAATCTAAAAATCAACTACTTACTGCTTTGGATAATATTGATTCAAAATTTCATCAAGTACATTAAGAGTTTTTTGATTGAAAACAAAATCACTTGCATCATAAATTCTATGTAAGTCGTTTTGTCTACCAACCCAACCAAAACCGTCACAATAGTTGAGCATAATAATTTTATTGGCTCTATGGTTCGCATTGTGACGCATCAAAATGCCGTAAAACTCTACTAATTGGTCAGCTCTTTTTGATTGCCCGCTACCCGTTGTTATATTATATGACGATTCAATTAAAATAATTGGAGCATCAACACTTGGTATTAAAAAGTCAATATTCTTATTTAAAAGAGGAAACTCTTTTTGAATTTCATATTTTAATGTATTATTGGTTTGAACTTTATAGCTATCGAGTTTTGATTGGATTATTTTCTCAACGTGAGCACCAACTCTGTTAGAATACTTGTCTATAATCTCGTTATCATTTAATATTCGCTCAACATATTTAAATCCTTTTAAATCCTCAATAAAATTTGGCTCATTCAATTTGAAATTTCTCATATAGTAAAGCGGAATCTCTTTCCCAAGTTCTGAATTCCTTCCGTTGATAAAAAAATCAATTAATAAGAGCCTAAAATCAACATCATCCTGTATGGTTTTACTAATTCTTTTTACATCCCATTCTGTCCTAAATTCCTCACCATTATAACGATACCTTAAAAGTGAAACAACTCTCTTAAGTCTCTCTTCAGATAGACCAATTAAGGAAACAAAGGCTTTCAGTTTTTCGATAGGAGTAAAATTATCTTCTTCTGTTAAGAAGGCAGAAAGATCTTCAATACTTGAGAAACGAACACAATTTAAGTTAATATATTTTGTCAATGGTTCGATGGAAAGTAAAAAATTATTATCAAAGTCATCATCTATCATAAATGACATACTATTTTTCCACTCTTCAAATGATAATTTGTTCATAATTGCTTTTTCTTCAAATTTAATTAAAATAAACTTTATTTTACCAGTCGTTTAAATATGGCAGTAAATAGTGGCTTTGCGAAATATCTGAATAGATAGTGCAAAGTTTAAGATTTATATTTCAGCCGATCTCTAGTAATCCACCTCTTTACTGGCAGTTTTCATAAAACATACTGAAAAAGAATAGATTATTTTAATGTTTTTTGTCTGTATTTTCAAAATTCAAAGATATCGAATTAAAAAGGTTTATTTTAGAGGGGGTGGCAATCCACTAAAATTGAAATTTAACCGTATCAAATAACATCAATAATTCTTAGTTTAGAATTTATTGAAAATTAAACGAACGATGCAACAAGCCACCGAGAGAGCCAGCGAAAAGGCTATTGAGTTGTTTAAAGGATTGAGAATTAAAGCTTTTTGGATTACTGGTTCTCAGGTGATTTATATTTAAACAACATTTTTGGTATAATCTTTGCGTAAAAAAAAATCTCACAATTAAATTTAAACCCAAAAAACTATGAAAAATCTAAAAATTTTTTCCATGCTTTTATTAGCATTAACTTTTGCTTTTTCATCATGCAGTAAGGATGATGATACACCTGGGACAGGAACGAAGAAAGTACAGTACAAATTGATTGGATCTACTGGTGTGAATATTTCGGTCATTGTATATTACGATGGGGATTCTCCAGTTAGCAAAACAGGAAATTTTGGTAGTGAATGGACGAGTGATGCGAATATTTATTCAAAAACACCGGCTATTTCAGCGAATGCAATTGGGCCAAATGACAACTCCACATTGAAAGCACAGATTTTAGTGGATGGTAAAGTTGTTAAGGAAAGTGCTGTTTCTACTGGAAAAGTCCTTACCACTAATATTTCTTATTAACAAGAATTTAAACCGAATTTTCTACAAGCCTAACCCACCGTTAGGCTTTTTTTACTATATTAGGGTATGGACAACAGAAACAGGGATATAATTTTGATCTGCTTAGGAATAGTTTTTATAATGGGAGCTATTATTGGATATTTCTTGGTTTCAAACCTACTTAAATAAAACCCCACATGCACATCCGAGTTTTCGAGGTTATTCACTAAAAAACTGGATAAGCCTAACCAGCCGTTAGGCTATCTAAACTTTCCTAATCAAAAACAGTAACTTCCTTCTGTCCTTTGGGTGCTCCTTCAATGTTTCTTTTATAAAGAATTCTGCCTTTTCTTGCGATTGAGTTTCCTTGATCCAAATTGCATGTCTCAAAAGAAATTTGTTCAGATCGAATTCGTTATGCGTTTCCATATATTCATAAACAATAATAAGTTGCATTGGTGTTAATTAAATTAGAAATAAGTATTAATACTGGAGAGAATATTTTGTATTATACCAATTCCTTAAATTGATACACCAAGGCAATTTACTGTATCGCACAGAATTTTTTTTAACAAAAAAAATGATTGCTTCATTTTAAATTGAACTTATATTTTATTTAATTTGGGAACTAAAACTAAATAAATTAGAAAAATGACCTTGAAAGAAAGATTGGAAAAATTCAACGTACATTTCCAATACAAAGAACAGCCCGAACTTTATGATTTCGATCTCTCACCAGAGAAGATAGCATATAGAAATGAAGCCCTACGAACGGGGGACAGAGACCTATATCTAAATTATCTAACAGATAAATATTCAGATAAATTGGATAAGGAAATGGAAAGCTTTGATCTTTCGGCAAAGAACCTCGTAAAGATCGAAAGGGATTCAGCAAATGAACTTTTCAAAAGATATCAGGTCAATATACTTAAATCAGACATAAGTTTCCTTGATGATGATGCGATTTATAGTATGTATATTGTTGACCCGGAAAAAATGGATTATCTATTGGAAGGTTATCGTGAAGATCTGATTGATGTATTTGCGCCTATTGATGAAGTTTTTCCTAACGGAAGAAATGAGATCTACCTAGACAAAAGTGGAATCTACTCAGACTAAAATATTTTCATATCTAACTATTGGCCCTGATGGACATTCCCGTCAGGGATTATTTTTTTATTTATTTTCCATATATTTGAACAAATGTCAGTCTAATAGATACTCGAAGTATCAAAACTGATAATTTGCATAGGTAAATGTGATTGAGGGTAGCACATTCAAGTGCTACTCTTTTTAAAAACTTCATAAAACCCAATAGTTTTTAAATTGACGATTCCCTGCCGAAGAAATTTTGCAGGGAATTCTTTTTTAATTTGATTATATTTACATTTGTTTATTCATTACTCAAGCATTACTTGCTAGGGAGTTCACCATCTCAACATGGTGGGCTTTTTTATGATCATTTTTTTATATATTTACCCATGATAATATAAGTCTCAAGACTTTGGTTAATAATTAGTTTTCAAGCCTGCATCTCCAGATCGTAGGCTTGTGTTTTTTAAAAAGTTTTACTACATTTAGATGTTTATAAGGCATTATCATGTTAGTGAGATCAATGCTGATGAATCATAGGTATATAATTAGTAAAGGGTAGCGCTTTCGGGTGCTGCCCATTTTTAAAAGAGATTATTAAGACCATACTGCTATTGATTAGTCCCCAGCAAAGAGATTTGTTGGGGATTTTTTTAATAATGGAAAAGCCCCGGATTAAAATCCATTTTTATTATATAACTTGTAGAAAAACACACATACTATGAAAATTGCAGTTACTTTCGGTTCAAACAAATTTATTGGAACAGACGGCGTTATTTCTTACGTCAAAGATGGAAAATTAATAGAATTCTTTAGGATTAGGGAATTGTTCAGAGAAAGAAGTGATGGTTCTTATCTGGTAGTCGATTGTGACATTAAGGATGCCGATGGTGAAAGAGTGATAAAATTAGCTAAGAGCAAACCTGTAGCATCTTCTGGAGATATCCAAGTAGAGTTTGATAAAAAGCATACTACAGTAACTCAACAAGACGGATCTTTGATTCTAAAAGTAGAACAATTGACCTTAGAAGAATCCAAAATATTAAATGTTTATTGGATAAAGGATTATGTTGAATCCAACGGTATTGAAGCCGTAATCAATATTACAGGAATTTTCCAAATAGAAGGAAATATCATTTATGCCACAGACGAAAGACTAATATTAAATGAGGCAATTATCGCAGGAAATACGTGCGCAGGTACAAATGGCTTAGTTATTAATGGAAATTCTATTTCGATTGGGTAATTAATAAAAAAATGGACTGTCGATTAAATTGTCCTACAGTCCATTTTCATCTCTAAAACTCCAATATCCTATATTTAAGACTTACCAAAGGCCTCCACTGTTTATTTACCATATCGTAGTAATACCCTGCTCCAATCCGAGTACGTCCTACACTCAAGCCCCCATCAACACCTAAATTCAATCTGTCGGTATAGAATCCACTTGCATTCAGATCAAATTTCACATTATCGGATTTAGGCTCAATCTTAACCCTTTTAACACCATTGATTGTTGCCCTTGGGTCAGCTATCCAAAAGTCAATATAGTTCTTCTTACGCCCTAAAAACCACTCCTTTTTCCAGTATTCAGCATAGTTGATCTCTGCGTTATAGGTAAAGTTGAATGTTCCCTTTCCAAAAGTATCCTTTGGGCTTATGAATTCTATTGATGCATATTTATCCTTGAACGAATATCCGGTATCGTTGGATTCTGCAGGGAGATCCTTTGCCGCAATGGTGGTATTGTACTGTCTCCATTCCTTGAACTGTTTACGCTCAATTGCAAGGAGGTTCATAACACTATCCAGCTTACGTTTGGACGTATCGTCAAGTTGGCTTATGGATTTAATGATATTTTCCTTGTCGTCAATTACAGCATGTTCATACCCTTTTTTATTGATATTCTTATTGACGTTGTCCACCGTTGCATTTACGGCCTCCTTTATTTCGGGTGGTATTTCAACTCTGACCTCCTTTTCATTTGGAAACCAAACAATCTTAATGATAAGGATAGCTACTACCGCTATCAGAAAATATGTACCTAAATTCTTCATTTTATTCCCTCCATCTTTAAGGAATCAATAACCTGATCTCTATTTTTAACCTGGGCATCCTTGAACATAACCGCCTTTGTATATTCATCCAATTGCTTTTCCAATTTGTCCACACGTAGTTTTAGATAATCAATCTGTGCATTACACGCATGAAGGCTATCATCACTTCTATTGTTGTAGGCAGTGACGAAATATGTTGCAACTCCAGTGATTATGATTAACGCATACGTTAATGGGCTTTTTAAGGCCAGTCTTATTTGCTCGTTCATCCCCTTACTTACTGAAATATAAATCTGCTTCCGCTTTCCTTCTCCTGACCAATCCATTGAAAACCTTGCCTCCCGCCTTATTCCACTTCGCGAATTCGTCGCAGATGGTAGGATCATTAGGGTTGACGTTCAGCTTACGCAATAGCGTTGACTTGCCAAGGTTTGACGCCCCCAAATTGAAGGTGAAGCTCACCAAGGCATCAAATTGGTTCTGTGTTAATGGCTTTTTCACCAAGCGTAATACATCATTTTCATAACCCTTCAATATCTCCTGCAGCATACATGTTGCCTGATGTTCTGTCAATGGTCTGTCCTGCATGGTTACCTTACGTCTATCCGGTAAGTAGTATGTAAAACCGTAACCGATGGTAGGAATACCAATCGGGTCTTTATATGGCTTTGGGTAGAATCCCTCAAAGCTCTTTATCAATTCCAATCCTTTCTCTCCTGTTTTCATTACAGAACAACCTCCTTTCTTCTTCCACATTTTACGCATTTTTTCCTCTCACAATAATGCATCCAACCAATTCCATTTTCATGAAATGGAGATTGTCTAAATACTTTGCTTATACCAAATGATATAAATGAATGCTTACAAAACAACTTTTTTAAAAACCTATTAATATTTTTTACTAACATTTTACTACTGTTTAAATCCTATTTTTTATTACCATGCAACCATTACATCAACTGTGAGGGTATCCACCAACTTTCCGCTCCAGATCTTTAACACCATCACCTGGAAATTATTATCGTTATTGGGTGAAGCGTATGTGTCGAAATTTGGAGAGATACCTGTGATCACATAATATCCGTTCGCGATGAAAGGATCGGTCTTAACATTAGTGTTATGGTACCCCTCATATACCGAATTTGCCTCGGTTTCATTATTGTTCCCTGGGTCATAATATTTCGCGATGAAATCGCTCTTTATTTCCATTGTGCTGGATGCTGCCCCCCCGATCTTGGAAGCATTGAATTGGATGTTTGCCCTGATCGTCGACAAATCCGCCTCTTGTCCACTCGTTGAAAGGCTCTGCACCAACAGCATCCCCTCATCCCTCCAACTTTCGGAAACCGATGTTACATACACTATCCCGTTCTTGGAAGCGTTCCATATCTCCTGACCGGTCTGTTCATCATACCATATCATCTGAGGCTTACCGTTCACCAACCCAAGGGTAACTGCAAGTTTTGTCTGTGCAAGGTCGTACCATATCTCAATCGCGTTTCTGCCGTTCTTCCCAATGGTGATATACGGAAGCTTCAATAATTGCGCAATCAGTCTTTCGGTCTGTATCTGTCCGCCAGTGATATATGTAAAACCTTTGGTTATATTAGTGAACCTCTGACCGTCTATTACGCTTGATATTACACCGAGATTGAAGTTCCAGAATCCGTGGAAGTCATCAACACCGAAAGGTTCTGCCGATACCATCCATGTACCGGTAAGTTCGGTCCTGGAGCATTTTGCAGAAATATAGTATGGTGTACCGGGTACAAGGCTGTTCTCCATGAACGCTGCCATATTCCAAACATTTCCAACTTCAGGGATCTCATATTTGTAATGGATAAGTTTCCCCGAAGTGAACGTAATCTTGTTTGGATTCCCATCAACATTTGCCTTGATGAAAACCCCCTGCAGGTCAAAATTCTGTGATTCCGCTCCGAACACACCTGCCATTGCTTCAATCATCAGTACCTGCAGCGTCTCCGATAATCCTCCATCAGGATCGAACACCATGTTGCGGAACTGCTTCATGGCATAGCTCTGGTTTCTGTTGAATTCGGTAACGGATTTATCCACCACCTTTACTTCATCCTTGACTTTTTCCTGCTCGATAACGAACTGCACATCCTGATGGTAGGTCAGCTTATCACTGATCACGACCGTACATTTATGGGGATTTACCAAAGGAAAGCTTACAGAGGTCACCCGGATAATATCATCGATACCCAATGCGGAATCCTTCAAGCGGACACGATCTCCAGACTTGAGCGAAAATCCGTTCTCCCGCATGTATTTCTCATCGATCTCCACACGGTATGGCGGACGCTCCTTCCGAAAGGAATCCTCAACTGCCTTTTTCAATCTTCCTTCTGCATTATCGACGTAGCTCTTTGGTTGATAGATGCCAACGAAGCTATATTTATCACCAACTACAGGATAGAAGAATTCATTTGGAAAAGAATAACCATTCTCAACTGCGGGGGTAAGACGGAAAGATCTCGAACTGTGGTTGTAGGAAATGTCAAACGTCCTACCACCGAGCATCCCCGATTTGAACATCACTTTAGCAGTTTCTCCTTCAATTGCATTGCCGTTCAGATCAAAATCGATGGACGTATCGGTCAATGTAAACCTATCTACCGAAACATCAGTAACAGTCCCTGTTCTTTCAGGGAATATATCTTCGAATATGATGGATGTCTCCCTGCGCCTTTCCCCAGGCAGAAGCGGACGCTCGATATATCCAGGATCAAAGGTCAACCTTGTTGCTCCGTTCCTATAATCAATGCCGATGTTCTCGGTTCCTCCATAGCCGATTATCCTATTGTACAATGGCGAATCGGTCGATCCGACTTCTACCGAGTAAAGTCCCTTACCACGGCCGTGTTCAAAATCGATATTGGTTTTCTCTCCTGCCTGCTTGGTGAGGTTGATTGTCTTGCCGCTGCCCGAAAACCAGAACTCAAGGCCGAAAGATTGAGCAATAGTGGACAATGCCGCCCTACAAGTGTACCCGTTGCCCGAGGATATGAATTCGATGGCCATTGGTTCCACATCATCACATTTTCCTAAGGTCCATCCCGAATCGTCAACGTTCATATTGTTTACCAATAGCTCAATAAACTCCCGAGGGGTGCCGAAAAAACTGAACTCAATAGCACCAACATGCTTGAATATGATATCGCTCAACGCTCGGGAAGGATGCTCGAATACGATGTTGTATGAAAACACCGAACCCCTTACAAGCTGGAACGGCATATTTATGGAGAACCTTACCCCGTTGTATTCAAGATAATCGTCCATTTTGATATCCAATGGGGTTGGTGATACTGCCTTTACCGTAATATCGAACCTGCCCATGCACTCATCGAAATAGACCGTGTTCTCGTCAATTGGTAAAAGGATGGTTGCAGCTCCGTTTCTGTATAACTGGATTTCGTTCATAGTATTATCAAAAAATACTTACTGTAATGTTTATCTGTTTGGTAGGGATAGGAGTTCCCGTTTTGAACACCCTGGCCACTAAAACATCGTTCTCCTTCATGATCGAATCGGGGATGGTCAATGGCAATACCTTACCTACCGCCCTCAAAAGACTGTGTGTCCCCTGATTGAAGAAAGCTATGGTGTTTTCCGTTGAGCCGCTTATCCGTACCATTGCTATCACATAGTTGTCGTCCGCATCAATGGCCCAATCCTCGTTCGCTGTGAGGGTAATGGTATTTATCTGCTTAGCTTCTGCTGCCCTATACAGGAATGAATCCCCTTCCACCAAAGGCACATTAAGACTGACATTGTTGGCTGTTTCTATATCTGCACCATCGATTATGGTATAACTCTCCCCGATTACCTTTATTGAATTATTATAAACCTTATTCTTGGTATAGGCGTTTACATATACTCCCCGTGTCTGGACTGCGTTGTCGAGGTCAGGCTCGTTGTAAACCCTATTATCGAAAATTGTATTCCCTATTGAATGGGCACCAACCCTAACCGCATAATTCGTATCCGAAATACTCCTTCCATTGTTTATGAAAGTATTACCGCTGATATCGTTGTTCTTTGCTATCCTGATCAATTGGTCGTTGCCAAGTCTGATAACTGCGTAATCACCGACCCTATCGGTCAACTTGCCATTCCCTACGAACATATTGTTCTTTATGTTCACATACTGACCACAAAGAAAAACACCGAGGTCCTTGTTGTAGGAAATATTGTTGTTGTGTATCTGTATCTGTTTGTTGTAGGAGAGCACATTGCTTAAGCTTCTATCGATCGAGATACCTTCCCTATTATAGAGTATCTGATTGTCGGATATAAGTATATCAATACCATGCCTGCCGAACATATCTTCCGGATAAGCGTCCGTATCAGATTTTATATCGATGGCCTTGACCAGGCAATTAGTAAGTGCATTTCCCAATACCTTTATTTTGTCCCCGGAAGCGTAAAGATCTATCGCATCCCTTCCGAACCTGTCAATTGTGTTGTGGGTAATTGTAATGTTCGTGCAGAACCGCGTGGTCTTTATTCCATCACCTCCAGTTTCCTCCGTTGTACCCTTCCCTCCAATAATGGGACACCCATTGATAACAACATTATTGATCGCTCCCCGGGGTGCATTCGTGCTTTCACCGATGTAGATCCCGTCCACAACGTTGTTCACCTTTAGGTTGTTTATGAATACACCGTCTACGTTCTGTGCGGAATCATCCAATCCTTTGGCTGCGATCTCAACGGATTTTATGCTATCACCAATATACCCACCGTTTATCTTTATGTTCTTTCCGTATAGGATGGTCAGTAGCGGGTACCTCTCGGAATAGTTTGGCGCTGTAAGATTGATGTTGTTCAATGTGATATCCGTGCCCGCCACCCTAAGGATCGTGAACTGGTTACCGCTGGATGTATTTGAAATAAGCTTGTTATTGAACTCGATCACAAGGTTGTTCCTCACGATGGCAGCAAAAGTGGAAGTCATCGAAAATATTATCTCCTTATCGAAAAACAGCTTAGTGACCGCTGAATTGGAATTGACGTATTGTATCAATTTATTATAATTGTCACCATAATAGGATGAATATATCTCTCCCACGAACTTATGTTCAAGCTTAAAATATCCCAATGAGAATATCGACCCACCATCATCAGGGGATGTAGTGGCTGATACAAAATAGATGATCGGTGCAGGTGTATCGTCCTTGGAAAAATACCCATTCAGCTTTACGCCCTTATAGTATCCGACAAGGATCAATAACCTGAAATAAGGATCTAAGCTCCTGAGTTGTGTCACGGAGTCTACCTCAAGGAAATTCTCCCCCCAGTTTGGGAGGTTCTTCCTGACATATTCGCCTGTGTCCTTCAGCTTCGTATAAACTCCATGGGCATCCACCTTACCATCGTCCATAGTTGTACCGTCGAACCATGTGTTGACTATGGTGTATGAAGCCATTTCATTGCTCCGTGGATCACGGATATTTGATATAACAACCGTACCGTCATTGTACTCGGCTCGTATAGGCACCATCTTTGTAACTGTTTCCATATCCTAAACCCCAAAAACTTCATCAAAATCAGCAGGGGCAACCATGGTCTGTCCTGCAACCGCTTTTCCTAATTCGTTAATGGGCAATTGCTGCACCTCTTGGGTAACAGAATTAATGAGCAAAACGGTGTCCGTTGCCAATGCATCTGTCCGTTGTTCTGCCTGTGTTACGTCTTTTGTTCCTTCTGCCATTTCTAAAATCTCTTTAATATTTCCGTTAATGGTTGACCATATTTGTCCACCAGGACCAATCCCCCGTTGTCCACCAACAAATTCCAGTTTTCGAGCATCCTTATCTCGGTGAACCTTACCGAAAGGAATGCCGTCACCCTATTTGTTGCAACCCTTACGTTACTCACCTGAAAACCATCCTTTGCAAATACCTCACGCGTGGTGTTGTCGTCCAATCGTAGAGTTCTTGCGTTCGGCCTTGATAGCAGGTATGCAAAATTTCCTACACAGGCTTTGAACGCCGGATAACTCGGTTGATCAATGAAGAAATCCAAAGTGAATTCCCTTGATTGCCTTCTTACCCTTCCGATCGCCTCCCTGCTGTATGATACCGTTTCAAGCTTTCTTGATGATGCTCTATCAGCCTGGTTCTTCGTAAGTTTCTTCACCAAACTAAGGTCTCCGAACGAATATCCATCTATACCCACTCCGCCACTTGAGGTTACGGGAAGGCTACCGCCCATCTCCACAACAGGTTGCCTGAATTTTAGCTGGATATTGCCATAACCTTTGTTCAGGTAGTTCACGGGCTGCGCGTCCACGATCTGCACCATCCACTCGCCCAATGGGCAGCGCAATGGGAACAATCCGTTCTGCAGATCATCCACCACCGTATAGAAAGACTGTATCTTCTCAATGAAGCGCGGTCTATCCAATTCGTTCAGCCAGCAGAATACATTTATATCACGTCCACCGAAGAATATCTCATCCGCCCTCAGGTATGGTTCAATCTCGTTGGATTCCTCCCACACATGGTGAGTCTTGCCAATCCTTTCCGGCATATCCCAACAACCGGATATCGCAATATTGCTATTGCTTGCCCTGCCCGGAACAAGTCCGAAATCCGAGAACGGTATGTTGTTGATGAAATACATTATCCTGTATATTGCCTTGTTGATTGTGGTGATGTGTTCCTGTTTATCGCTTGTAGTTCGACAACTGCCCTGTCCAACCTCTCTACCGTATTAGCAGTATTGACCTGTATGGAATTAAGTGCGATAAGGTTATCGTTTGCTACCACGAGCAGTTTATCCGACACCCCAAGCTGTTTAGTTGCTATTTCATAACGTGACCTCTCAAAAGCGAGGATCTCGCTTGCAGTTGTTTCCTTGATGCTTGGATTTACCCTCCCCGAAACTCCTGCGTTGGATGATGTTGCTGTTCCAATCGGATTCCCTAAAATATCCTCTGCTTTTTTTGCAAGGTCAATTCCAGTCTTTACGATTGCCTCATAACCATCCTTAAAATTTGCTATCTCTTTTTCGTCCAATCCATCCAATGAATCCTTCCTGAATTGATCTACCAATTTTTTTAAAGGTTCATTAAGGTATTGATATGCCATGCCAGATAGGAGGGCGTCTTGAATTATTCCTTCTATATCATCACCAAAATCCTCTATTGCCCTTTTGCCTTCCCTAAGATTGTTTTTAAGGTTGTTCAGTAATGAATCTGAAGAAATGTTTCCGCTCATTCGGTCTTTGAGGATTTCCTGTGCATTATCCCACTCTTTGGCGATATCATCAACCTCACCTTTAAGCTTCTGTAGCTGTTCGAACTGTTTTTTAGTTGCTTCTGTAAGTTTGTTACTTGTATAAAGCCTTTCTAGTTCTTCGTACGTATATCCTGCCAATCCAGCAGTTACATCTACAACCCGAGTTTTTTTACCGATTCCAAGGAAACCACCGTATTTTTCGGTTTTCTGTCCTGTAATCTGCTGTCCGCTTTTTTGGATTTCCCTCAGAAGGCTTAAAAAATCCTTGTTTGAATCTCCTCCCTGAAGGGATAAAATCTGCTTCCTTGTTTCAAGCTCTTTGTTTGTAAGCTCGTTGATATTCTCCTGATCACGTGCTCTTTCCCTCAACAATTGTTTGTATTCCTTTTCTCCGGCAATAACGGATGCATGGTATATTTCCATTTCCTCACGAGCTTTGCGCGCGGACTCTTTCGCCTGTTTAAAGAAACCGACTATACCCCCAACAACACGGGCAACTGCCCCTACGACCTGACCCACAGCACCGCCTATTCCAGCTATGGCGGAAATAGATCCCAAAAGTCCACCTTCACCACTATTCTTTTGTTCAGTGTAATTCTTCAATGCCGATTTTAGGTCATCGAATCCAGACTTTATCTGAGTGATTGACCTCAAAAGGTTTGAAACCCCTTGGAGCATGGAAGAAAGCTCTTCGTTCACATTTGAAACAGATCCTGCCATTTCCGAGAAAGCATCTGACATCAGGGAAATCCTCTGAGGTAATCTATTATCGATTGCCTTTGTAGTATCCCTGATAACTTCCTCAATCTTCTTTCTTAGTTCAGGGGATATATTGGTAATTCCAAGAAGTTCATCCTTAGCCGACTTTAGGACTTTTCTTGCACTGGCATCCGTTAGTTTCTCGACACCTTCAAAAAGATCCCTGTAAGACTGTAGTTTTTGTATATTAGCATCATCAAGAGCATTGAGTTCCTCAGTTGTCTTTAGATCTAACTGATGTGCTTCTTCAAAGTTACCCTTTGCTGTTAATTGTGTACGCTTAGCGTCGTGTTCTTTAAGGATTTTTTCTCGTTTTCCTTCATATGTTATTAAAGTATCGATAAGCTCCTTATACTTATCCTCTTCTTTTTTCTTTTCCTCTTTTCTTTTGTTTTCGTAAAACTTATCGATCTCGGTCTGTTCAAGCTGCTTAAGGTCACTGGTGTCGACCTTCAAACCTTTTGCTCTCTTTTCTTCAGCTTCTTTCCAAAGTTCCACATACCTGTCTCGTATCTTGAGGATATCCTGTTCCTCTTTGGATAGGGAATCTCTTCTAATTGATTCTTTGATATCTGATATCTTCTTCTGAAAATCTGACTGCTCTTGGAGCTGTTGTTGACGTGCCTTTTCTTCGGCATCATTTTCCCTTTTAATTCTTTCTGCTGCTCTTTCAGCGCTTGAATTGTTTTTGGAAGTTGTGGTTGTTTTATCGGAAGTATTTTTCTCAGGAGCAACAAACTTTGGAATCGCTATAAAACCCCTATCCCTGCCTATCCTTTCCAATCTTGAAAGATGTAGCTTGGTCAATGACTCCTGCTGCTTGTATTGGCTAACCATAGTTTTACTTCCATTAATACGGTTATTCAAAACAGCAGCTTGAAAATTTGTTGAGGCCTTTTCCATTTTTTTAGCATGGTCTTTGGCCAGTTTCAGTTCTTCATCAAATTCTTTTTTTGAAATCTTGGAATAATATTCATTTCTTTTAGGGGTTGCCCTATTGCCAGTAAATTCCTTAGTTGAAAGGAATTGGTTTCTGAAATCTTCCACGGTCATCAACTGACCTCCTGCACTCTGTCCGTATTCCCCCAATCTTCTCCAAAGTTCCTTCCATGAATTGGAACCGATCAATCTGTTCGCTTCCGAAAGAAGACCGGAAAGACCGTCCGTTACAGCAGTAAAGAATTTGGTGGCCTTTTCACTTTGCCATAATGCCTCAAAATTGTTCTTAAGACGTTCAATGGAAGCGGACATTCCCTGTATTCGCTCGTTCTTATCGTTTCCGAAAGTTTTGTCGAGCTGATCTGCGAAACGAGGAAGGAAATCTTGAGCGATCACTTCTCCCTTTTCAAGCATTTTGTTAAGCTCGGCTGTTGTTACACCCATAGCCTCTGCCGCCATTTCAAACGCTCCTGGAATACGTTCCCCCAATTGGCCTCGCAATTCCTCAGCTTGAACCTTTCCTTTTGACATCATTTGGCTAAGAGCAAGGAAAGTTCCCTGAACCTGTTCGTTTGAAAGCTTCATTTTGGCAGAAGCATTAGCAACTGATTCAAAAATCTTACGTGATTCATCAGCAGTAAGATTGGATAATCTTGCAGACCCTTGCCACAACTTAAATGATTCGGCAGAAGCAATAAAGTTCAGCCCCAATCTATCTGAGGTTTCCCTTAGAAATTCAAGGTTTTTATTAAATTCATCGGTACTGCCACTAACAACCTGTAAAGCACGTTCGACAGGTTCCAACCTAAGGTTTGATGAAAATGACTGCCCAACTGCAGCAACTCCTGCGGCCAACAATCCCAATCTCCCGGCAAATTGCGAAATCTGTGGAGCGACCATAGAAATTGCATCTCCATAATTTCCAACATTTCTATAATGCTGTCCTACTGAAGCATCAATGGATTTCATCTGACGGTCTAAAACATTTGTTTCCTTCGTCAGTCTATTGGCTTCGTTTGATAATGCTCGGTAGGCTTGGGTATTCTTTAACCCTTGTCTTTCAAGTTTGACCATTTCCGCCAATAGATCCTTGGATGCGCCCCTAAGTGATTTCAGCTCATTGTCAAGCTGTTTGTAGGCACTATTCTCCAACAGGGCTTTCTTTACTTCCCTTGCCTGTCTGGCCTCTTCTTTACGTTGCTGATTGAGCTTCAATATCTCCTGCCTATACTGTTGTGCATCGATCTCTCCTCTGACATAGGTTGCACTTAATGACTCGTATTCAGCCCTGCTCTTTGCAGCTTCCAACCTTGCCTGTCGTATGGATTCAATAAACCTAAGCTGGTATTGTTTATCAGGCGAAACTTTTACGTTAGTCAGTGATTCAAGTTCATCAGCCAACCCCTTTGCCTCTTTCTTTGCTTCGGTTGCATCCAAAATTGCCTTGATAACCAGACCGCCGTCAATTACTTTTATTGCCATTTCTTTATCAAATCTTTACCCGTCAATTCACCTTTATTGATTTCTTCTGCACCATTTTCCTTTTTTTGCCTGTCTATTGTTGCCCCGAGCATTAATAGCTCAATCATTGGAATCTCATTCCATACATAGTGTGGCTCCAGCCTCCAGTACCTGCATAAATTCCCTACGAAAGAGAAAATGCTGAATTCATTTTCGGAAGCTCCTTGGTCTTTATCAATTCCGTACAGGTCAAAAAAAAATCATCATTTATGACTTCGTGAATGTAGGTTACCATAAAAACAAACTCTTCTTCGTCCAATTCACTGATTATTTTTTGGATCTTCTCCAAAGAATATTCTTTTCTATCATCAAATAGGATAGATATACCCATGATCAGCCTTTCGTATGTTTCCGATTTGTAAAGAACCTTGGAATCTTCAATATCAATCCCAGATATATAGGAAGTGAACTTTGATCTTGTGGATAGGGTAGGGTAGGGCATCTCAAGTTTATATAGCTTTTTAGATAACCCCAATCTCATTTTTATCCTTTGAAACCAATTTTTTGGTTTAATATCAATCTCTATTACTTTGGACTGCTTCTTTGCAATTCGATGGGCATTCTCGTACTGAAGTTGCTTTATTTCTTTTTCGGTCATTTTGTAAGGTTTAAAAATAACATCGTCTACTAACCCACCTTACAAGGCTTTCGACGATGTTAAGACACAGAATAAAATTATGTTCATTATGTGAAAATCACATAATTTTTTACACCGAAAGAGGTTCAATGACCCTCAAAGGAGGTAATGTTTCATCCAATGGAGTGTTCACCGTAATGGTAATTGATACAGTCGCAAGATCCTCTTTGGTCATTGTCCAAGTAATACGCGCTTTCACATTTCCGTTAGGAATTATGACCTGGTAATCATCCAATGTTGTGATCCTTACAGATTGGAAAAGTTCGACGGAATTTACAGATTTATCCCAAGTTGCACCAACTGATCCCGTTTCGGTTGTTGCAGTTCCACCTTTAAGTTTGGCAAGGTTCGCTGCAGTAATCTCGTACATTTCAAAAGCGAAAGTGGTAGCCCCCCTTTCTGTTGTTATGGTACGGTAAACTTCATCAGACTGCTCAATGAAGATATTCGTAATATTATCATCTTCTTCCGTAAGAACTGCCGTGCCTATTTTTGTGGCCTTCAATTCTGTCCATGAGGTTGGGAGTCCAGTTGCTGGAACATCTGCAATCTCTATTTTCTTTAGTCCAAGACTTGATTTTGTCTTTGCCATTTTGTTCTTTTTTTATAAGTTCTTTGCCCTAACAGCTACACGGATATTCATACATGAGCTGCCTTTTTCTTCTATCAATATAGTTTGTTCGATATCAAGGTATATATCTTCTCCGGCATAACCTTCAACCACATTTATCACCTCTTTGGTCACGATGTTCAATCGTTTTAGGTCAGGAACTTCTGAATCTACAAGGCCATTCTGCCTTACACTAATATTTGGAATGTTCACATTGACATTTATCAATCCTTTTTGGAGTTGATCTAACGTTACGAACAGTGAATTGATGGTTACATCCTCTTTAGTGCTGTTGATAGGCCTACGAGGCTGTATTACACCTGAAATAATGTTCTTAACATTGCTTTTGTGCAATATTCTTGCTACAGCCTGGATTACATCTACATTAGTCCTCACCCTTATCTGCTATTCTTTAATAAATCAAAAAACATAGGCTCAAAGTTTGACATGACATTGAATCCATTCTTCTCTACATGAACAGCATAATTTTCTCCTGCCACACAAATCAAGGAAGGATCAATCAGTGTTGAGGCAACTTCATTGACCAGACTTTCCCCTTTAGCCATTCCTTCTTCTCCAATTCCGTCAAACTCCATGTAAATTACCCTTCCATTCTGAGCAATCCCAAATCCCATTGAAGTGACAAGGTTATGGGTCTGATTCTGAAACTGCTTATTAGCCTTTGCATATCTAATAAATTCTCTACCAGTATCTATCAAGTGGTTTAAACCAACTTCAATTACCTCATCTACCGCCTTACTCAAAGCTTTGTTGATAACCCCTTTGTTGATCTTTATAGAAAATTTTAAACCCATATCCTTGTATTCATTTGGTTTGAGAATGATTGAATAACTTCACCTTCCGCCTTCAGTACATCTCCTTCAAAAACCCTAACTTTTGTGCCATACGGCAATTTCTCAACTTCCTTTGATGCATGGATAAGGTATGAATAGACAACCATTTTTCCGTCCTGTCTTTTGACTTCAGCACCTTTTCCATTTGGAGATACACGACAGTCAAATTCGATCACTCTTTCTTCCCCGGAAACCATTTCTGCCAAATCAGGATCGTAAACACCCTCTCCGTCAATCAATGTTGCTATAAGTCTATGAGGCCTGAAATCCAACATCACCTACCATTTTCTTATCGAGTTGACCTTTGGCCTGTCATCCAACGCATCTAGGATGTCGTCACGACCATATTTCTTAGCCAAGTATAGAAGCTTTTTCATCATATCATCGCTGAATGTTACGCTTTTATCTCCTTCTGAAAGACTTTTGAAAGTACCCCAAATGGAGAAGAGAGTAAACATATAAGCAACCTCGATTGCATCATCGTGCAAGTTCGGCTGATAATCAGCTTGGGAATCGGAAATCTTAGCACGGAGTAAAGAGCGGTCTATTGAACCACCCGATACTTCCAAGCCTCCCAATTCTATTATAAAAGCTTCCTTAATTGTCATTATGCAGGTTCTGTATTAAGGATTACCACATTCTTGACCTGCTGATGTCCTGGAATACCGATAAATTCAGCCGCAGTGTATTCGGTCAACGGTCTACGTTGGAACCACTGCATGATCTGAACTCCTAAATATTCACCATATTGATAAACTGAAGGATTTCCTAATAACACCTCATTGTTGTAGGCACTATGAACCAAACCTAATTTACCAGCTGGCACAAATATAGCATTATCCTCTTCCCAAGAGTTTACAACTGACTTAACACCATCTTTCGCAATAGGTGTTACTGCTTCTACGATTTCAAATACAGGTAAACGTAATTTTTCAAAAACCTTATTAACCGACTCGAAAGTAGTCAAGAAGTCGACATTATCACCCGATTCCAGTCTCAAAAACTGTTTCAATGATGTCTTAACCTCATCATTTTCCAGAACTCTGTCAAACAATGTGTCGCTAACCAAAATTTTGGACAGCACCTTACCTTTGTTGCGGAAATCTTTGTTGATTTTCTTGATATCGGTAACGATTTTTGCAGTAGGATCACTCCATTTTTTGACTGCAACTTTTTTGTTTTCCGCAGGAACTCCCAAGTCCAAAGTGAATGCAACACCGTTTGGGTTGTTGTCATTGTTGATAATGATAGTTCCTGTTGAAACCGCCTGTAAAGCCATACCGTTCAAACGTCTCAACACCGAATTTCCAACCTTACTTGCTTTCTCATAGATCTTATCTAAGATTGCATTGAAAGCTACCTGATCGTTAACGTTTGCTAATGAACGCAATGTAATCAAATCACGGTATTCTTTTGCGGTCATATCGATGGCAATCGCAATTGTAGGCATTTCACCCTGTAATTTGCTGATCGCATCTTTACCCATCAAAGGAATTTCTGAACCATCATGGATAACTGCCGCCATTTCTTCAATCGTCTCTTCACCAAAGATTGTAGTGAAGTCCAACGACACTTGCTTTGGAGCGAATGAAAAGTAATTAGTAAACCATAAAGGACTTTCTAATTCAGCTTTTACTCTTTCCAATATTACGGATAATGGCACCCCTAGTTCTGCCAAAAACCCATCTAATTTCTCTACTTCTGCCATTTTCTATTAATAAGATTGTGAACGAATTACCCTAGGCATCTTTGCGCCTAAAACCGGTCCGATACCTGGAGTACGTCTTTCATAGACTGTGCAACTATTCAAAAGGGTAACCTCATTGTCTCCCTCATGGACACGGAACTCATGGTAATTCAAACCTAAATAATCCGTTGTTGCTTCTTCTACTACAACTGCGCCAACTGGCTGAGCGGTTCCTATTGTTGCATCTACGGTTACCAGATCGTAATCTGCATTGGTCTTATCGATTGAAGCGATTGTTTTTCCTCCAAACTTTCCACCAACAGCAAACAAGCTGCCTTTTGCGATTTTATATGCCACAGCAGTACCATTGGCCGCTTCAGTTACTCTCGCTGTTTTTACCAGCTTGGCTGAGCGAGTCAACTCATCAAATTGGATTACATAACCACGTCCGATAACATCACCGACAGCCACATTAGTCTTATCTAAAGTGAAACCGCCTTGAACGGAACGAGTAGCATCATCAATTTGAAAAACAGGAATAGATCCTGCATAATCTGTTTTTTGTGATCTCATTTTTTCTTTTTTAGTCCTTCTTTACGGGGTCTTTGCTATTAACCCATCCGTCAATTTTACCTTGTGTTTCTTTAGAAATCTTTCCAGTAGATGTTGAAGCACTAGCAGGTTTTCCGGTAGTGTTCCCGTTAGCTTCTTGGATGGAAATTGTTTTGTTGAATTCTACTAAGTCGTTTAAACTTGATTCAAATTCATCTTCATTTTTTGGCATCCATTTTTCAGAAAGTTTCTCATTCTTGATTCCCTTTTCTGAAACTGCTTTGTTCCATTTTTGAACTAATGTTTCCTGTTGTTTTTGGTTTTCTAATCTTTCCACTTTTTCAAGTAAAGATTTTGCCCACACAGGAGTTTCATCCCCTTTGATTTCTTCCTTTTTTTCAGGTTGCGCTGGATTGCCCCCTTTGTTTTCCGCCTTGGCTTTGGCTACTGCGTTGTTCACTCTTGAATCTGCATCGCCTTGAAAAGCTTTTAGCAATGGTTCGACCCCTAAAATACCGTTGTCGATCTGATCTTCTTCTGTTACAGTTGATGCAAGATATTCCGCAACCCCTGAAAATGCCTTATCACTGAACCCTAAGTTTGAGTACTTAGTTTTAAGTGCTGATAATAGTTTTTCTTTCATTTTTCCCCTTAATACACTTTTCACAGTGAGTAGTTGATTATGTTAAATATGTGATAAACACATAAACAAAAGTGCATATTTACCAAAGGTTGTTTAAGGAATTTTAATACTATTTACTTGATAATCTCAAATTATCAATTTAGTATTAGTCGCTTACTACTACAACGTAGTACATTTACAATTTACAAGTAACAGTTGATTTTGTTGATACTTCATTGCGGGTCGTGCAACGAAAATTAACGGCCGTTCTATTTCGGAGAAATGTATTAACTTCGAAAAAAAATAAATTATGAAATTGTATTGTGCTAAAATAATATTATTGCTTATGTTTTTTGGATGTCAGAGATCACAAGAAGAAAAAGCTCAGGAATTGATCAAAGAATTTATTGTTGAAAATGCGAATGACCCGGAAAGTTATGAACCAATAGAAATACTTAACATTAAATCATCAACTGGATTAAATGCGGTAGGTGATAAGGAAAAGCAATTTGAGGTTCTGCATAAATATAGAATTAACAATGGTTTTGGAGCTAAAATTTTAAATTCTGATGTTTTTATAATTGATTCATCATTCACTAAAGTGTTATATTTTGAAAGTTTGATTGAAAATATTGAAAGAAAAAAGAAAGCTCCATAAATACGCTTTAAAAAAAACTAATAGAAAAATCTTTCTTATCAAATAAATTCTATTTGTTGAAACATGAAAGGTAAATTTGTAAATTGTTATAAACAAATTAAATCAATATTTATGGAAACATTTGATCATATTCATTACGAAAAAACTGGAGCGGATTTTCCAGACCACAGATTGCAAAGACTTTTATGGACATTGTCTGTAACTTTATCTCCAATAGATATGAAAGCAATAATATCAATTATTGATCATAAAGGAGATCTTGAGGTCACGATGGATAATGTTATAATATCTTATTTAAACTCTGAAACTAACAAGGGACAGCAGAATTTTATTGAAAGAAAAATTAAGGAAGCCTGGGAAATGCTTGGCGAATATAATGTTGAGTTCAAATATCAAGATTTAGATATTTAGTTTTAATACATATTCCCTTCATAAATGGAGGGATTTTTTATATTACATCATGAAACAAACCATATCAACCCGTCTCACAGTCCCAACAGCATCTCTTTCCGAGGAAGGTGGCCATGCTTATTTACAGTCACTGATCAACACAGTTGCGGAAGATCTGAAGGAAGAGCATGGGTATACCAGCGTGGAGTACTTAGACCACAAGCTAGAGGAAGGTTACTTGGACACGGCTGATGCTGATCATTTGAGTTTTGTGGTTAGTTATGAGGTGGAGCTTCGTTAATATTTATTTACAGTCATTAATCCATTCCGGAAAATAAACAATACCTTTCATACATGAAAAGCATTATAACTTATACCATTTCAGTTGAAAAGGATGCATACGGACATGGTGAAGATTCCACCAACATCAAGTCATTGATCAGAAACTTACAGGAGGATCTTAGAAATGAACATTCCTACCACTATATAGAATACCTTGATCACCGAATCGAAGATTATTCTTTCCATCCGGAATATAACCATTATATATACTCGATTTACTTCAAAGTGGAATGATATGCTCTGCCAACAAAATTGCTTAATTGAATGTTATAGGTATATGAGCGAGATAATTACAGCAAAAATAACGATCCCCAGTAGCATATTTTTAGCGAAAGGTGGGTTGAGTTATCTGCAGCGTCAGATAGATGTAATAGCAGAGGATCTGAAAGAAGTTCATGGATATAAGGCTATTGAGTACTTAGATCACCAGTTGGAAAATGGACATGGTGAGGTTACGGATAATGAGAGTTTTTATTTTGTCATTTCTTATGAAGTGGACTTGGGATAGCATAGCATTAGACGATATTAATTAAATAAATAAAATTACCAACCATTCACAATATTTATATATTTGCATAAACCTTCTCAGGTAAATAATCTGTTAAACATTTCCTTACATCTCCCAGGTGTAGGGATTTTTTGATCCTAATATTTTAATTAAACTATTCGTCTTTCGAACGTATTTTTGTTATTTTGCATTGTGGAAGAGCAAGGATATATAGAAATAAGGATTGAGAATTTTCAAAAAAATCTTGATCCAAAAGATATTGATATTACTGATATAAAATCAATTATCAGTGATATTGAGACTTTTTTGTATCCAACCAAAGAAGATAAGCGTACCAGGCCACATGTTTCTTATGATATTGAAAAAGGATCAGCAAAACATAAATTCTTTTTGCCTATTTCAGCTGTCATTTTATTTAACGGCTTAACATCCGAAATAAATAAAAGAGATTCTATTGATTTTCTTGATTATAAACGCCAAGAAATTATTGATAAATTTCAACGAACAGCTATTAAAAATGGATTAACTATTGAATTTAATTCATCTATAAATCAAAATCCTACTCTTATAATTGATAATAAAACAGATTTTCAATTATTCATTCCTAAATTTTTTGAGAGTGAATTTTATCTATATGGCGAGATCTATCAAGAGGGAGGCAAAAAACCTAATATCCATATAACAACCAGTGAATATGGAAATTTAGCTATTTCTGCCACTAAACAGCAAATAGTTGACGGGGAGAAGAAGGCTTACAAACCTTATGGTGTAAAGGTTCGTGGAAAGAAGAGTTTAGAGGATGGTAAAATATATGACTTAAATTTAATTGAGTTTGTAGCTTATCAGCCAGTCTTTGACCAAACTTTATTAGAAAGGGCAATTAAGAACGCATCTAAAAATCTTCAAAAAATTAAAAACCTTGATAAATGGATCGAGAATTTAAAAACAGATGGAATTTAGGCAATGATAAATAATATAAAATCCATTTTGTTAGACAATTCATTTGTTACACGTCTCCTTAAAAGGGATGATGAATATCACGATAATGTAGTTAAATATTATGAATATTTCTTAAATAAAGGGATTGTAATGTATTTATCCTCAATTGTTGTAAGTGAATATTCTGTTGCTGATGACCCAGACAACCTATTATCATTAAAAACATTCAGATTATTAGAATTTGATTATAATGATGCAAAAATATCTGGAGAATTTTATAGCTATTTAAAGGGTGATAACACTCTTAGAGATACGATTGAAAGAAAAGTTATAATTAACGATTTAAAGATTTTTGCTCAAATTCAATCAAGAGGAATTGACGCTTTTATTTCCAAAGACGCAAAGGCTTATAATAAAATGTATAAACCGCTTCAAAACAATGGTATGTTAAGCTTTAATTACTTTGACTTATCTGTATCACTTAACCAACTTATTGGAACTCTTTTTTAATAAAGTATAATGGACTGCAATCCATCCCCTCCATCCCGAGGGGTTTTTGGTTCCCTTCGCTTTTAGGTATTTTAATAACAAAAAAACCACCCCTAAGGATGGTTTAAAAGAAATAGAATTATTGAATAGATATTCTTTATTCAGCTTTACTATTCAAGTTGGTATCAGCAATTGATGTCAGTTTTTCATCACAAGCTTTTTCTTCCTTAAGGGTAGATAACAATAATTTTAACGCTTCCTTATGACCTAATACTTTTGCAAACGCTGCTAAAGTTCCATAGGTGGCAATCTCATAATGTTCTACCTTTTGAGAAGCGGAAATGATTCCCGCATCTCTAACAGATCCAACTTCGGTTTCTTCCATTATTCCCTCGCCTTCTTCTAACAATCCAGCCATTGCATCACATTTTTCCGCTTCTGCTTTAACTTTAATTGATTTAAAAACTTCCTCCAATCTGGATACATGTTCTTTTGTTTCTTCTAAATGCGATTGGATGGCAGATTTCAGTTCTTTTGAAGTAGCATTCTTTTCCATCTTAGGAAGTGCTTTAACTAAGGCTTTTTCCGCCCAATAAATATCCTTCAATCCATCTTCAAATAATGCTTGAAGATCTTTTGCTGCATCTGATTTTGCTTTTACTTTTGATCCTTGTGATGATGATTTCTTTTCAGTAGCCATAGTGTTTAAAATTTATTTGTTTTGTATTTTAAACAAACTACAGGCAAAGAAGTTTGATTTTTTTTCTGTAAAGTTCATCCAATCCTACGCAACCTCGGCAATCCAGGACCACGTTGTTCGTCAATATGCTTGCGGTCCTTGCAAGGCTGAGGATCGTCTTTGTCTGTGCAGGCCTGCGCTGTCACGAGGATGGCGAGAAGGGCGAGTGTTAGTAAACGTTTCATGCCGTGCCGGTATTAAAAATTATTAGGTGTTGGTGTATCGTCTCCGAACAAGAGGAATAGTGCTAATGCTATTACTGCTGTTATTGATGCGAATTCCATTGTTATTCCACCTCCTTCCAAACCACACTAACCACAATAAGCGGAAGCGTGATGATAAATCCAGTTGATCCGTAACTAAATCCAATGATTGGCGCATGGAAATATCCATCTTTGCTAATTTTCCAAAAGGCGCGCTTTACTTTTAGTTTCATATTGTTCTGTGCTATTGTTTAAAAAATCCCCCTGACTGTCCTATCTCGGGGGATCTAACCAAACCAAATGCCCACGTGGGGCGTATATCTTTCCAAAGCAGGAATAAAGAACGATTTGAAACCAATCCTGCTTGGGGTTGTATGTGGAGAAGAGAAGGACTCGAACCTTCACGTACTACCTTATCGTACAGCCGACTGGCGAACCGCCTGCCGACCTGCGTCTACCATTCCGCCATCTCTCCAAATTGCACGTCTTTCCGTGCTGTCATCGTTGAGGCGGCGGGTTCTGACCCCACGTCAAAGGACGATTCCTTTATAAACTACGGCATTAAGAGCAACCAAAATACTTTCGCTTCCGTGATATACTTCGTGCGCACTCCATATACCCAAATGCAACCAACAGCCACACCTCAATATTTTTAAAAGCAAGGACAGGGTTTGATACCTGCATGATAGTAATCGTCCAGCCTAAGTCTATTTTCTCTATCTATGAACTGACCTCATTAAAGGCGTGCTTTAGCGTCTCTATTCCGCCACCTTGCTTTATATCTTCAAAGAACTTGCCTAGTATATAGGCTTTTCGGGTTTTACAATGGGTTACTGTCTGAATTGATCATAATCCTCTTTGGACATCTCAAGAATATTTATAATGACAGCATTCCCAAAGCCTTGTTCTTTAGTTAAAAAATTCAAGACATCTTTATTGTTAGGAAACTGACCTGTCCAAAATGAGTTTCCGAAACCTTTTTCATGTACATAGGAAATGAGAAAATACCTTCTATTTTCTATCAGTTTTGAATCTTCGTTTCGTTCTTGCTTTGCGGTGTTTGGCATGGTTAGTCCTCCTTTAGTTTAATCCAACCGTCTGATAATTGATCTTCAACAGATTTATCCAACCATTTAAGCGCATACCCTTTTGAGCGTAAATAATCACAAGCTTCTGAAATTCTTTCAGCATCATACTGAAACCAATTTCGGTTATCATCTCTTGAAAAAATTTCAAAAGGATCTGGAACAAAAAACAGAGTGTTTAAAAAATGCGGTTCGTCATTATACCTATCATACATTTCTATTTCACCGTTCTTTTTCCTTTCGATAATTAGTCCTTTGCCATCGTGGAAAGTCATAATCTTAGCAACCTCAATAGCATCCTCATCACTTATTGAGGATAGAGGTTTTAATATTAAATACTGTTTATCGACATACTTAGGGAACTCTGACCATGTATCAGGCATGTATTCGCCATAGTGGTCGCTTCCTGTGAATTCCAATCCCCAATAAAGAGCGAAAAACTTCGCTTTATTTTCTAGTGTGTTTTCCATCTCTCTTCTATTTAAATAGTGGTTGCTCTTGTGAGTTCATCAAGCATATTCAATACAGCTACAATTTCTTTAGACCGATTATCCAATACCTCTAAATGTTCTTGAAAATCATTATTGCAAGGGCTTAGCTCTATTCCTGCGAGCAGAATTTCTCTTTCTTTTTGAATGCCTCCTAGATTCATTGTGAGAATTGTTTTAACGTATTCCATCTTAAGCTATCTTATCAATAAAACCTTTTGCCCCATTTATCCCCGCATACATTCCGATGCAAACTCCGTCTTTTACTACATCAAAGCATACTGATTTAATACGCTCGTAAATCAAATGATCCTTATATTCGATTGGACTTGCCTCTGTAGTAATAAATTCTTTGCTATCGTGGCTCATTGAGTCGTGAAAGCTGTTTCTGTATTGCGCCATAACTGTGTGTGTTTGATAACTCCATCCCCCTTTCGCAGGGTTAGCTTCTCGCTGGTGGGGGAGTGATTATCTTAATGAAGCCATTTTAGATTTTGAACTGTTGTTAACCTCTTTGTTTAACTTGATTGTACTTTCCTTTGCAAGTCCTACATTAATAGCATTGTCAAAAGGTTTATACTCCTTAAATCCGCAGGAACTCAATATGAGTGCCGAAATGAATAGAATGATTAGTGATTTCATGATCTTAAGTTTAAAATAACTTCCTCTTTTTTGATGTATCAAAGTTAAACAATGTTAAACAATAAAACAAATCAAAGTTTAACTTTTTTTCAAATTATTTTAAGATCTATTTTTCTATATTAGCAGACACAAAACCAAAACAATGAAATTTTTAACCACAGTAGCATATTTAATGCTCCCATTTTTATTTTTATCATGTTCTGAAGAAGAAAAAAAAGTTCAATGCACAGATGAAAATGTATTATCCTTAGTCAAACAGATCGTACAACATGAAATAACCAAACAGTATTCAATTATTTGGTTTGAAAATCTAATGGGGGAGGGGTGTTATGCGGAAGGTAGTGCTTTTCCTTGCATTGACGAAATACCACTATTTAAGCGGAAAGATTTCTATAATGAATATATATATAGTAATCACATATCAAAAGGTAAAGATTCAGAGTTTTACAATAAGGTATTTGATGTGTTAAACAATTCAATTGAAATTAATAGGATAATTACCGTTAAAAAAAGTGGTGAAGAAAATATTTGTGAATGTGATGCTAAAGTAAATATTAATTTTTCTGATCCAGAAGTTGAATTAATCATTCCTTTTCAAACCGAGTTCTTAGAAATTGTTGAGAAGAATATCACTTTTAAAGCATACCTTACTGATGATAATAAATCTAATAGGGTAACAATGCAATACAACCCAAATTTTGAAACCTTGTATTCTTTTTACCCTACAACAAATGATGTATACTATCAAATTGAAAAAAATTTCGGGAATAAATAAGATTAAAAAAGCCGTCTGAACTTAATCAAACGGCTTTCTACCAAACAAAATAAATTATCAAAACTTCACCATTCCCACTTTTATAAAAGTATGTAAAAAATGTGAATATCACATAATTTATTCAGTATTTTTATTGCTTTGCTTCCAAATCCATTTCTTCCATTTCCCTTTCGGCATCCTGAACAAGGGTAGATTTACTTACCATCGTCTTTTTACTGATCATTCCACCATTATAAGCTGATAGCAATAAGTTATTATACTCAACATCGTTAACAGGCATATAAGGTTTAAATATAGGGTAAAGGCTCAATGTATGATTTGCAAAATGTCCTTTAGCCAATGAAACTACCATCTTGATTAACAAATTCAATCTCCGTTGGATAAGCATTCCGAAAGCTTCCTGTTGATCAGTTGCCTTTATCTGTGCATCCATGAACAAAAGTTTAAGTGCAATACCACTTGTATTGCCCAAAATGTTCTTCATGCTGTCGAACGAGATATTAGGAGTATGAGTACCGGCATTGATTTCCTGCTCGAGCATATCAAATTCCATCTTGATAGATTGAGGTGCGCTATCCCATGTCAGGTATTTGACCTGTCCGCCATTAGTTACCTGGAATGTTTTCCCGATCTCACCTTTGCTCGGAAGATTGTCAACCGTTCCTTCAGCTACCAAAGCAGGATCTCCAAAATAATCATTCGTATCTGCAAAGTCTGATAGCCTGTTTTCCTTTCTATCGATCAATGGCTGAACATCCGCCCATTCAGGTGCATCTTGGGAATAATAGATAACAGGGATTGCGCCAAATGGATTGTCGATTGTCTTGCTTGTCCATTCCTGCTCATTTTTCTCACCGTAGATGATCTTTGTTTCGGTATAGATATCAAAGTGTTCAATCTTCTTTCCATCTTCTCCAGTAACGTCATATCCACGCCCAAAGGCTACGAGGTCATCGTATTCGTCAAAGATAGGGTAGAGCTTATCACCTTTGCTTTCTGCCAACACTTTAACACCAAGCTTCTTTTTTGATTCAGAAATTATTGTACCTTTCCAATAATCGGCATTCTCGAAGTCATACCAAAGTTCTGCACAATGGGTTTCCGACTTCATGAGCTTTGCAACCTCTTTGCTACGGTAATCAAGCTTATTATCTTTCCAAACCTTTCTTACAAGTTGCTCAAGCTTATTGTCAATTTCACTTTCTGCATCTGATTCAATGTTGATACGCTCACCTACCAAGAATGTTGAAGCAATGAGAACGATTCTCTTTTGAATAGGAATAGGTAGCCGGTTAACCTTAACAATGGCATGGTCAACAGTCCTACGAATAGTATTGTTTACGGCATCATGGATTTCCTCACCATCTTCAGATAATATTTTGTCAGGTCTCTTGGATGGATCATTTACATCGTGCTGATATGGATTGTACTGTTTTAGGATATCCTCGACGGTCATTTCAGTTTTCCCAACCTTAATGATCCGTTTCTTGGTCATCTTATTCTTGATTTCCTTAAAATTATCGCTTGATCCTACTGCGTTTATTTCCTCTCTTGTCATCCTTCACTATTTCGGGTTGTTCAACTTTGATTTCTTTGGTTTCTCCATTGAGGATGCTCTTACATTCCTTACAGGTAACCAATTTGTTTACATAAGTGTAGGTCAATCCGCCTACTTCCTCAGTCTTACAGGGTATTCCTGCGTAATGTATCGCTTTCATAGCCGTTTAATTAATTTAATATAAAATCCATCATTCATGCTGAAAATGGTATCAAACCAAACAAAGAAATCAATCAATTTTTCATTAATCCAGTTTGTGCCTTTTACTCCATTGTTATCTTCGTTGAAGTAGCAGCGGACTCCATATATTTCTGCTAAATGTGTATAATCTTCCATAACTAAATAATTATTGTATCCTCAACAATGATATCCGATAACTCATCAATCCCACGTTCCGCAATTATGTCTTGGACTTTTCCAAGGATAACATCCTGTTTTCTGCCTAAGATTGTTATGTCTTTTTTCATAATCTTATTTATTTAGCAAGTGAACAATAAAACCAATGAACAGAATAGCACTTACAAAGACAATTGCCATTCCTGTGGTGTATAAACTCCTTCTTTTCTTTTCCCAATCGATATAATCCTTGTTGATATGGTCAAATACTTCTTTATTGAAGTTTCGCATCTTAATGCTCCTGTATCTACGTTTTTTCATGGTATCAAATATTTATAACCTTTACGTTTAAGAATTTTAATTTTATTAGGCTTCAATTCTTTAAAATTGATTTGTGGATTTGTGACTTCACTTTCCTTTTGCCAATTCAGTCTTTCGCCTTTACTCTTTTTCATGATTCCTAAATAGATACCTATACCACTTTTTCCGATAATAAGATTTAAACTTTCCTCGCTTAAACCATTCCTTAGCCCTTGGATGTTCTTCATAATATAGAGCAAATTGTTCTGTCCTAGGTCTCATATTACCTCCTTACTGATCTTCTACCGCCCATCCGTAAACGTTGGAGTGATTTAGCTGTTCTGTCTTTGACTTCTTGGCTCATTTCCTGACCTTTTTCCATGAAGAAAACGTATCGTGTGGCATCCATACCGTGATTATCCCTATCAACTGGTTCATTGAGCCATTTGCCGTTCTTGTCCTGTCTCCAAGTGTAATTCCTAAACTCCTTGATGAATCTCTCTGATCGTTCCGTTACCCAAATCTTATGACGTTTCATAATATCGATACCGAGATTTACAGAACCAGGAGGTTTATCAGCCGGATGGATGTCTACCCCCATCAAATGGATTTCATCGATACTCTTTTGTTCCGCTCGATCCGCCCATCCCTTGGTTCTTGAAAGACCTTCTTGAATGATAGTCCTTCCAATATCAGGGTTGAGCATTCCCGTTTTATAGACGATTTCATCTATGTAAACATTCTGTGTGTCATTACCCCAATAGATATCCGAAATTGCAGTTACATCATTCGTATAACCAAAGTCAAGTCCGTACCTATGCACCTTTTTAGCGTATTCTGGAACTTCTTTAACGATATCCCAATGAATACCCTTTTCGAAAATAACACCTTCCAGACTTGCTTTCTGTCCTAAACCATAGATTTTCCACTTTCTTTCGTCTGCAGTGCCATTAGCATAGTTTTCCTCCGTTGGTTCATAGGATAAGATTTGCGCCTTGGCATTGGGAGAAATAAACTTGTTCTTCCTGAATGTCGAATGGCTGTACCAAGATTGAGGTCGTTTTAAAATCCTGTCGTATATCCAATGTTCTTCTTCACTTGGGTTATAATCAAGGATAGCAAAACCGCTGCACCTCTGCATAAGTTGGGTGTAGTCATCATATCCAGCTTCTATTGCCTCATTAATCCAAAACAGATCCGAAGCAAAGCCATGGACTTTTTGCGGATCATCTAATCCCATGAACCAAAATTCCGTATCAAAGAGCTTTATGATTTTTTTAGTCTTATTGTGGTGCTTTGGGTTGTAAATCCCATAAGCCGTTAAGACATTGATAAAATCATATAAAACAGTTGCTTCAATCCAAGTGCCTTTCAAACGGCATATAGCGACACGTCTTGTCCTTCCCCTGTTTAGTGTGGCATACTTAATGAGAAATTGTATAATGCTATGTGTTTTAGAACTCCTTGAACTTCCCTCTAAAACGAAAACATTATACTTCTTTTCATTATATGCCTGTATCAGTTCATCATGAACCTGTGTCGTTACCGCTATCGGCATCTATTTCACTTCCTCCCAACTGTGCCTTAATCAATCCATCCAATTGATCTTTTTCCAAATCATCAGCAGATACAAAAACCAATGGATTGGCATTAACATCTTTTCCGTTAGTAGTAACGTCAAGCCTTTTGCCTTCCATTACCGATGCTCTCCATTCTTCATCATGGTTGAATAACCAAGTAGATAGAACCTGGGGATTAGGAGCAAGTTCCGTTTCTTCTTCATACATAACTTCCTCACCGCCCATTTCGCTTTTTCTCTTAGAGACCCTTTTAGTTTTCAATCCTCCCAAGCCAACGGCAAGCAATCTTTGACGAACAATGTTGTTGATCTTTGCACGTCCACGCGCTAACGCTTCGCCAATTTGTGGATGGTTGACTGTCTTATGCTCACTGAATGTTGCTGGATGCAAATCCAATTCGTAAGCAATTTCTTTATCGGTATATCCTTTTTTGGCATACTCCTCAACCTTTTTTAAAAAGGCTTCGCTTTCATACTCATGTTGTGGTTTAGCCATATCTATAATATTACTCTATTCTTAACTATGGACAACACTCTGTTATAATCTTGGTAGTTCTTTTCCCATTCATATAAAAGGATGTAGTTTGAAAACCGCTTGCCAAATAAGTTAAACTCGTCTTTCACAAAATGGAAAACCTCTTTGTTTTCGACTGAATCTAAAAACCTTTTAAATGATTTTACACTTCCAAGGACTGCTATTTTCTTATCCATTATTTCTAATTAATAATCAACTGAGGTAAGTTATCTTCCTCAATCATTCTCTTTACTTTATCGTATGGTACTGTTGCTGTAACACAATCGCCATTGAAATAGATGTTAGTGTACTCTTTGCCATCTACTATAACAGGGGCAATTGCATTTATATGAAAGAAAGTGTGAAGTACTGTGTTTGAATGATCGGTTTTCTTCTCTAAAGGCAATCCCATGTTTTCCCTTTCACATTCTTCTTCGCTAAGCCATAATATTGGTAATTCTATCATAGTGCTTTTAATCTATTCTTTCTATTCGTTCATTGAAGTCATCACCATCTATGATAGTTAGACTTTCTTCCAGGTCAAACCTTTGCATGAACTTTATTTTGCTTTCGTTGTCATTGAAGGATAGCATTACATAGTTGTCGCCTTCATCTGAATTATTGATGCCATCTTCTTTTGGTTCGGAAGATCCGCTACTGTCTAATGGTTCAGGCTCTCCAAAATCAACATCAAGGTTTAAATCTTCAAGTCCGGCAAACTTTAAATCTATGTCGGGCAGAATGTCATCCAATAGGTCCTGGTCAAACTCCCCTTGAGCATTTTTGTTGTTTAGGAAAATGTTCTGCTCTATTTCTTCCTTAGATGATAGCTGAACTTTCTCTACTCTTAAAACGTAGTCATTCTTTTGTTTTTCTGCATCGTATTTATGGAGTTCATCCAGAATGTTAAGTTTCTGATGACCGCCAACAAGATTATGTGTAAGCTCGTTCCATACAATACCTCCCATTACTCCAAGACGTTTGATGTTGTCCTTTAGGAGCTTTCGGGATTTGTCCGAAATTTTACGAGGGTTGTAATTGGCAGGCATTATTTCAGACCTGTTTATTTCAACCACTTGTGAACTTATGTATTTGCTTACTTCCATTTATGCATAAAATGTGAAAAACACATATTATTTAATAAAAATTAAGAGTTGAAAAGTGTTACCTAATCAACTCAAAGATACCTTACTTATGGTTGGTTAATTAGTGATTTTAAGCTTAATTAATTGATAATTCCTTTAAATCAATTTTAGTTTTTAAATAAATTGAATAGATAAAAACTTATTTTATATTTTTAAGCATTAAAAAATTAACGATTCAATTTTAGCGCATCTATATTCATTCTTATCCATGTCGAAGTAAGTGAATACTGTGGGACTTGATCCAGCACCTTTGGTCTGAGGTACGATTGATTTTTGCAATGTACCTACTGCTTCACGGATCGAGCCATCTACTTTTTTGAATTTGAAAGCAACAACTGATTTTGTCATTCTTGATTTTAACTTGATAACTTTCCAAGCATATTTTAAAGCTTCAGAAAAATTTTCGAAAATTGCTTTTACTTTGTGAGCGATTGTGAATAATAAAGTTTTCAT